GCTTTTTGGAGCACAAGCGGTCGATGTCGACACATACAATGTCGGCGTCAAGTATGGCGCTGTCATTCTAATAGATTTTGGAGATGAAACACTCTACGATTGGTAAAGGAGCTAACTATGGCAAGACAAGAACCCAAAAAAGCAGTCACGATCCTTCCGGCTGAGGCTTGGAAGTTTGCTCCCGAACCGGGCAAGCACCATCCCAACCTCTGGAGAGGCAACGGCAAGCGTACCTGCAAAAAGAAGCAGATCCCGCTAAAGGCTTCGTCCAGCGATCTGATCTGTGACGAGTGCGGGTACAAGATGGGCGGGCCGAACCACGAAGATGGGCCGCACCACAAAAACAAGCGTCGAGGATGGGTTCCTCGCAAGAAAGATAAGGATGAGGAAAACAATGGCTAAACCAGCCGAAGTCAAAGAGCAGAAGTGTCCGCGCTGCGGGTACGATCTTGTTTACGGAACGGTGGAATTTTCCGAGACAGTCTCAACGCTTCATACAGAAGTGCGATGTCTTGGTTGTCACGAACACTGGCGACACTTCTACACGCTCCAATCGTCTGAGAACCTGCGTGGCCGTCTGACAAGAAAACAGGCTATGGAGAAAGCTAGGACAATAGCCATTGTCCCGCATGTTCCGTTCTATGTCGTCAGACTTGGAAAGTGGGGCGATTACGATTGGGATGTGATGACCAAAGAGGAAATCGATCAGAGGCAAGTCCCCGACGACGACGTTATCACCTGTTTCGTCTACGAACCAGACCTTCTAAAATAAGGAGCTAGTCATGAAGTGCCCACTTTGTAATGGCACAGGGTCTAGGGTCATGTTCCATAAGCCAGTCATCTGTGACTGTGCGCTTTCCGAGCCAGAGCCTTCCCCAGAAGGCAAGTCAGCCTTAGTCCTAGAGGATATGAAGGCATCGGCTATTGACGATGAATGTTATGAGTGTGGCTTGCACAAAAATCAATGCGCTTGTGACGACTATTGTCCGTGTTGCGGAAACGACTGGGCAGATTGCTACTGCGACGAAGAAGATGACGACTACTATTAGGGGGAAGTTGTGGAAACCGCAATTGCAACAATCAAGCTCACCCTGCGTAAAATTCAAGTCTTCAAAGGCGGGTCAGAAGCCGTATTCTTGGGATACGAAGATTATGGCCTGAAGCTCTTCAGAGCAAGAGATCTGGCGGTAAGGGCTTGTGCAAGACAGGAAGAGGCGGCATGGCATGGCCTCGCCCCAGAAGTCTACGGCGGGGTAAATGTCTATCATCTTTCTCAGAATCTAATCCATCAGATGCAGATGGAGAACTGTCTGTTCAAACCAAGACCGGAGATGTTCGGTTACGAAACTGAGCTAGTAAAGATGATGGAATACGGCGAGTATTGTTATAGGGAGTTCGAGATAGAAGAACTAACTATGCGATTGGAGGATCTTTTTGGGCAGGAAATCCACGATCTTAGAATGCCAAATGTTGGCGTGCTAAACTCTAAGGTCGTAGCTATTGATTTTGGGGAATATACGTTTCACGAGTGTCCTAATCTTTACAAGTAGGCGCGGGAGACGACAGCTATGGCAAAAATGAAACGCAGCGAAAGTACAGGGAGTACGACTATGGACGAAGTATGGGCAGTTATGACAAACGAAGGCGAATTACAAGCAGATTGGGAAGTTGACGAGCCGGGATCAGAACAGGCGGCACGAGATCTTTTCGACTGGCTCAAAGAGCCATCAAATCACAGTCTCATCTTTGACTACGTTCTTCTAGTCAGAATTGTTGACAAGGAAGAAGGTGTCATCGGAACACAACCAGAGTAATCTAGAGGTGCCCAATGCTCAAGGTCTATGAACGGCTAACGCCGAAAGAGATGAAGTACGTCTCCAACGGATACGAATCATTTTTCATCGCATTCGATGGTTACGGCCTCAAACTCTTCGACGAACTAGCACACGCCGAAAGATCCCACAGTCGACAGGAGAGGGCGGAATACGCTGGCCTCGCCCCCACAGTGCTGTCTGGCGTTGAGACCTTCCGGTTCGACGAAGGCATGAAAAAGATTCTAAACGACAAATGTCGATGGAACTTCGCTAACACAATGTATGGCTACAAGACCGAGATTGTCGACGTGCATCTCAAATGGCGCGGAATTGCGTATGAAATGGAAGAGCTTCGTATCGACCTGCTTAAAATATTCGAATTCATAAGCGATTTGGGTCGTGGAAACGTAGGCATGAAAGATGGTCGTCTGGTTCTAATCGACTTCGGCGATTGTTCGTTCGATGGAAATTACGATTAAGGAGAAAACCATGACCATTAAACTACCATGCTTCGGAATCGTTGTAAAAGTCGAGGACGACAATAGCGGCAGTATTTGTTCCGACTTGACAATAGACGATGGCGAGCTAGACTGGGATGTAGATGAAGTGGAACATGGCAATCGAAGATACTACAATGCAGCAGTCGACGGTATAGAATCAACGATACTGGCTCATGCTCGCGCTGGCATCGATATCTCCAGTCCAGCGTACATCGAAGGTGTCGAAACCGCCGTTGGAATATATCTCAGATACCTTAAGGAGTAAGCAATGCCAAAATTTCCTTATTGGCGTTACGTCAGATACACAGACGACGGGTGTTGCATCTACCAGTGTCTTTGGTGCATGGCGGATTGGGAACTGCGCAGCGGCATGGACGGATGGAAATTATGTCCCGTCTGCGGGCTCGAATGGAAAGGCGAACAAGAATGGGAAGAGGATCGCAGTTGGTACGACAGGCGCAATTCTGTGTACTGGCCAACTTGGGAAGTCCAAAATAGGACTGTCAGCGCAGAGCACACGTCCGAATGGACTCAAGCCGGTGGGACATGTCACTGGGCTAGTCTGTTTGACGCGCTGCGGAGCAAAAGAGAGGCGGAAGCAGAACAAAAGGCGGATGACGAGGAATGGGCAGAGAAAGACATCGACTGGGGATTGGTAACAGAATTCCGTATTGTCAGAAGATATAAAATTAGTTGGAATCGCGGAATAATCGTTCCTCTCGGAGAACCAATCGGGCCTGTGTTGAGGAAAGTCGAAGAAGAACTTCGAAAGGAAGACGAAAGGTCGTACAGAGAAGATGCGAAAACAATTATAGTCCCCAGACTAAGCGGGGTCATCGAAGCCGAAAGGAGAGCTTGGGATGCTAGAGCTAAAGAGGTACAAAATTGTCTCGATTGACGAAGATGGGAACGACACTGAACTGTTAGTCGTTAACACAACAAAAGAAGATGATCTGCGAGAATGCATGGAGTCTGGCCTAGAAGGTGGCTACTTCAACCGATGTGCAATCTGCGACGAATGGGTCAGCGACGACAGCATGGTAAAGGCAGACAATAACACATACTGCGAAGACTGTTGTGAGAAACACGAACAGTGCCCCCATTGTGGCGAGATCATAGTAAAGAAGGAGTAAAATATGGTAGTCAGGATTATCGAGACGACGACTGTCGTCACCGAACACGTCTTTTCGGGTAATATACATGACTGCGAAGTTGCGCTGGCCAACATCAAAAGTCGCCAACGACAAAAGAGGGGACTCCCACAAAACGTCGACAGCTACGCTAGCAGGACTATCACGGATGCGCACAGCGTAGACGTCAGAGATCAAGTCCCCGGCTTTCATAACGCTGAGGAATATATGTTGAATCCGTCCAAATACTGGGACGAACGAAATTCAGGAGACTGATATGTTATACAATCTTGTCGTACACGCATTCCTTATGGGGTGCTGGATCATTCTGTGGTACACAAGTCTGGTAGTCATCTGCAAGGTGGCTCCAGAATGGCATGCCCTTGCGCATTTGGCTTTCATCTCATTCACAATCCCCGTTAGTCAGATAACTGGCTGGTGGGTCAGAGGAGCTTATCCATGCAAACAAAGGTAGACGAAATCAAAATCACGGCGGCGACAGATGCCGCTGGCTCTCATGTGATGGTTGTCGGCCCGAATATGCATTACATCAGCGAGCAATTGCCAGACCACGAATCTGCGGTCAAGGTGATGTGGGATGTGATTAAGGGCGGTCTCAAGGCTTATCGAGATTGGAGACATCCCGACAGTTGTCTCGGCGAGATCTTTCTTAACGTAATCGCGTCTGCTCAGGAGAAATGTGACATTCAAGGCTAAAGGAGCTACCATGAACCTCTATCTCTACAACAACTTGTGGATTTGTGAGAAATGTGCAGATTTTCATCTTATCTCGCAAGGATTCACGCCGAAAGGCCCCTACTGCGGCCAACAGACAGAGGACGACTATTACAATCATTGCTATTACAGACAAGACTGCCAAGATAGAATCACTCTGTCTGACGGCGAGATTGTCGGCGCATTCTTGGACAACGATCTAACAGACTTCGGGGTAGATCAAGTTCTCGACCAATTCGAGTATTATACTCGCGGCATTGGCTCATCTGTTCACGAAGAAGTCCTAGATATTTGGGCGGATGCGATAATGGATCAGTTGTCTCGCCAAGATCACATAGATGTCTGGGATGCCTTTGTCAAAATGAGAGGGAAAAACACAAGAGGCCAAACCAGAATTACCCATGTCGGCAGTTTTCAGAAAGCGGGTAGCTTCCAGAGGAAAACGACGCTTGCTGGTGATTGGGAATCAAACGCGAAGAAGCGGCGAGATGATCAGCTTAGACAGATCTTTGGATAAGGAGTTGTCATGGAACTTGTCAAGTATTCGTGCGATTGTATCGGATTTAAGCCCGACGAAAATGGTCAGGCCATGATCGTTGAATGCTGCGGCGGCGACGTGGGTGGCTTATGTTTGTATGAAGGAAACATGAAAGCCAAAGTCGTGACGTGCCCAGAGTGCGGCGGCTTCGGAGATATCATCACAAGCGACGAGGATGAAGAAGAGATGTGCTATGCCTGTGCTGGACGTGGAAGGATAGAGCCAGTGGGCGGCATCAAACCATACAAGCCTTTGGAGGAGTCTGAAAGGCAAAGGATCATCAGCGAACTCGCTCGGTTGATCAATGACGGTTACAGATTCAGAGATATAAAACATACATTAGGAGTCAAAGATGACTGAAGAACAAAAGGCGAAATATCTTGAAGGCGGTGGCGTACATTGTCCATATTGCGGATCGGACAACATCGTTCCCGGCAAAATGCAAGACGAAGAGGATAGGGTAGAGGCGCGCACCTCATGTGTCGATTGCGGGAAGGAATGGCTGGATATTTTTCGACTGACAGATGTCGAGCCGATTTGTGAGTGTGGCTGTTCGAGAGACTGGCATTGTGCCGATGACGGCTCATGTATGATGCATGGTTGTGGGTGCGATGGATTTGTCGAAGACAAAAGATTCTGCAAGGGATGCGGCTGTCATCACATAACGCACAACGATGATGGCTCTTGCGTGGAGGACGACTAATGAAAGTCAAAAACGTAAAGCTTGCAACAGAATACAAATTCAAGCCCGGCGATATAATTACGGATTCGTGCGATGGAAGAGTATTTATGGTAGTAGAACTCGCCGGGAATATTGCCAGCCTTGTCCCAAGAGACAAGCTGACCCAGTCTCTCGTGGCCGTTGATCTCGAAACTGGACGAGTAAGCCTCTACGCCGACTTGAATGATTTGGACGGTCTGGAACTCGTTAATAGCATCACGCTGGAGTCATAATGCCCAAAAAGAGAAAAAACAAGAAAAGAGACAAAGAGCGAGCGGCTAAGTTGCACGCAGACCAAATGAGGCTGCTGGATATCTCCAGCAATCCTCTGTTTTCGAATCAGTCAAAAATACTGGCGCTGCGACAACTAAAACCAAAGTATTTCCTGAAAGCAGTTGACGAAACGCTCGAACTGGATCTGCGGCCAGATAGCCGTCTGAAATTCGAGTACGTCAAACAGGAAATCAAGGCCAATCGCATGACGGTCAAAGAAGCCATGGACTACCTGTCAGGAGAAAACGATGAAAATCCTAGTTGTTGAAGACAACGATGCGAGGATAGCCAGATTCTCGCAGGAACTCGTCGGACACCAGATTGATTTCGCAACCGATGCAACGTCTGGGATTGATCTAGTCAAGAGAAAGCAGTATGATATAATCTTTCTGGATCACGATCTGGGCGGTCAACAGATGGTGGATTCGGACTATTGGAACACTGGCTATCAGGTAGCAAAAGCAATCGTTGGAACGAATAATGAAGACGCATACATAGTCATTCACAGCGCAAATCCGGGCGGCGCGGAGCGGATGAAGGGCATCCTGCCCAAAGCAATCAAAGTGCCTTTCTGTTTCCTGAACATTAGGGCATGCGTAGAAACTAACGAAGAAGAATAGTGGCTATAGTCTGGGGCATGACATAGGGGATTGTGTCGGTTTTCGCTCTTTTTTGAATTCCTCCGAGAGCAGAAAACATCGCGCCTTCACAGTCTCCTGTGCCGTGCCCCTTGACTTTGCGCATTTTGGGAGATCGACATGACAGACATAGAGATAATTGTAGTCGAGATACGGCGAGTGTTCCCAAATCTACCTCAATCGCACGCCAAAAGATTAGCGAAGCTCGTATTGTCTGTATCAGACGACTTTGCCGAAGCACTGTGGATTATTAGATCTATCCCAAGGCGCAACTACGGCAGCTTCCGTCTTAACTGCGAAACCAAGGAATGGGAGATCACAGATGATCGCCCAGACTTAACTAAACAGAAAAGAAATACAAACTACTATTAGGAGATTTAAAATGGCTGATTCAAACAGTTCTGGAGGTATCGGATTTGTAGGACTATTGACCCTTGTCTTCATCACGCTGAAACTAATAGACAAGATCGACTGGTCTTGGTGGTGGGTGCTTTCTCCTATCTGGATCTCTGGAGCATTTTGTCTCTTTGTTGTCTCGTGCGTACTAATCACAGCCTATCTATCTGGCTTATTCGGAACAAGCAAACGTAGAAGCAGGAGATAGCTATGGGCGTAATATTCATCTTACTGGTCATGCCGACGATACATCGTCTGTCTGGCCTTCCAAAAACAGCAGCACTAACGGTGCTGGTTACTCTAGCCTTGTGGTAGGAAATAAAATGAAAGAAGAAGAATTTCAACGTAAACTAGCGGAGCTAGTTCAAGAGATTGGATCACTACCGCAGTCCGAAAGAGCAAAGCTCGAACAGTTGGCGAAAGAGACTAAAAGTCGCCACAAAGAACTGAAGGAAACGGTAAGTGCTCTACAAGATTCAATCGACTTCCTTCGGTTGTCAATTAAGTATATTCTGTTTGATCTTGAGGCAACACGAAGAGAAAACGGATACCTAAGAAGAATGCTTGACGCACAAGCAGAGGGAGATGACTATGATCCAGAAGGGCTCTGAAGTTGAGTTGCTCACGAGGAAGGCGTATTTTGCCTTGTGTCAAATTGTCTCGATAGGCGAGAAGGCGATGACTGTATCTTGGAAGGTTCCCAAGGAAAACCCGAAGACCGGGCGATGGGAAAGCGAAATCGAGATGGAGTCTGTCTCTCTCAGGGATGTTGTACGAATGCGGGAACTTTTATAGACAGTTAACGTGACTGTCTATCCCTTCACCTCTATTACAGGAGCAAAGGTATGATTAATGTAACTCTTGCTACCAATGACGGTAGCGGTCTGCCCCGTCGTATCACGACGGAAGATGGCGTCTCTGTCGCCGAGTTCCTCCAAAATCACTTTGGCGGCGATACCTATGATTTCACCGTAAGTCTGCGGTATCCCAATGGCGACTCCGAGCAGATCAGCAATCTCGACACCCCTCTGCACGACAACATGCGTGTTACGCTGAGTCCGAAGAAGGTCGATGGGGCTGTCTGCTAGTTCTCTCTCCGGGGGGCGGCGGAAGCCGCTCCCCTATTTCCTATGGAGCGAACGATGACAGAAAAACAAATGTATCGAGCGGCGTCTGCCTTTTGCGACACGCTCGTAAGAGGCATACAGAAGGCGAAAGATAAAGAAACAGAAACCATCGTCTTCTACGCCGACAAAACAAGACAAAGGCTCGAAGAACTTGAAAAGTGGTGTCGAAAAACTCTGGACTGCCAGCGAAAAGGTATGAGAGTCGCCGAGCAACATCTCAAGGACAGCATGCTTACAGACCAATGTCGGCGTGCAAACCTAGATCTTGCAATGGTTAAAAATCTCATAGAAGGCAAGACCAGAGAGGAGATGGTTGAGCCAAGTGTCAGGGAAATATTCTATGAGATAAAAGCCATAGATAAGTTCTTCGGTGGAGCCGAGTACAGAAACAACGTACTAAGCGTAAAGACTGACTCAATATCTCTTTGGGGAGATTGCGATGAGGTATATCTAGGCTCGTTCCAAATAAACATGGACTTGTCGAAAGATATTTCCTGCGGGCTGTCTGTCCTAGTATGGATCGAAGCTCTTGATCCACATCCGGCAGCAGAGAACGATTATGTCACACATCCTCATGTAAGTGACGGGGTATTGTGTTTCGGAGATGGTGATGAAATTGCTTTAGCAGCAATGTACCAAGGTCGTCTGGAAAGCGTGTTCACAACCATCGACACGATTCTACACAACTATAACGATCAGTCTCCGCATGTGGCTCTGGAAAATTGGTTCGGAGACCAAGGTAGCGAAGACGAGAGGTATTGTGAGAGTTGTGACCATTGGTATCACTACGACAATATGGATGAATGTAGCAAATGTGGCGATTGGGTGTGTTGCCACTGTTCAGTAAAATGTAATTCGTGTGACGAGATCTTCCATTCGGGCTGTGCCCAGTCGTGCAACGAATGTGGAGGTATGGTGTGCGAATCGTGTGAGAAATCTTGCTACTACTGTGGAGGAACTCATTGCGAATCGTGCGTGAAGGCGTGCGACCTATGTAAAGAAGAATATTGCGAATCTTGCATAGAGTCGTGTTCCGAATGCGGAGACGATATTTGCGACAAGTGCAGAGATAAGTGCGAAGACTGTCAAAGTATCGTATGCAATAACTGTACTAAAAAGTGTAATGAATGTACCGATTTACATCTCTGTTCTGATTGCATTAGTCAATGCGAAGAATGCGGTGAAACCTTGTGCAAAGCAGAATGTCTCAAAAAGTGCGGCGGGTGCGGGGAAACAACCTGCGGGAACTGCGGGCACGAATGTCTACTAACCTTAAACGGAGAACAAGATGGAATACAAGAAACCAATCAAATCTGATCCAATCCTACGATTCACTCCGTATGCCTACGCGAAACTTCTCTTTATGAGAGACGTTGGCGAGACAGAAGTGGGAGGGTATGGGATCACCGGCACTGAAGATCCGATGCTCGTCACCGACTTCGCCTTGGTCAAGCAGGAGTGTACTATGGCGTCAGTCGAACTAGATGAAGAGGACTCTGGCTTGTTTGCCGAAAAGATGCTAGATGTCGGTCTAGCCCCATGGCAAACTGGCAACATCTGGATACATACGCATCCGGGCGACTGCCCAAAGCCATCGAAGACGGACGAGGAGAACTTCGTCAAGAACTTCGGTCATCCGCACTGGTCGATCATGTATATTCTTGCAGAAGGCGGCAAGGACTATTGCAGAATCAAGTTTAATGTCGGCCCCGGATTTGAGTCTAAACTTGACGTTCAGATAGACTATTCTATTCCATTCAACGGCACGAACAAAGATGAATGGGAGAAAGAGTACGACGAGAAGGTTATAGAATGTAAAATCGCTGGTTTCTCAGCCACGAAGATAGAAACATTCACTCCTTACTCAAATGATTATTGCGATAGATTTCAAACTATGAAAACATACAAGGATCCGCAAGCTGAACTGGCGAGGATGGGATATAGCGACGAAGAGATAGCCAATCTGACGGACAAAGCGGTCATAGACCTTGCAGACGGCAAAGTGGTCGTCGACGAAGATGATGACTTCATAGATTTAGATATCTATACAGCCAACGGAGTAGTATGGTATTGGCATGACAAGAAAAATGAGTACGTCGTCTACGATCCAGTCGAGAACACTTTCCGTTGGGAAGATTCTGGGAAACTTGTCAAGGGAGAGAAAGACTGGATGGACGATGTTAGAGAGTGGGCAGATAATCACGCGAACATAGTAAAATCAGGAGAGTTTTATGAACAATCTAGATGATCGAGACATCCGCCAAAGAGATCTGATTCCACCAGAGAAACTGTCGCAGACTGACGTTACGATTGTCGGAGTAGGAGCAATCGGAAGACAAGTCGCTCTCCAGCTTGCTGCGATAGGCGTGCCAAAGATCAAGCTGATAGACTTTGATTCAGTCGAAGTGGAGAATCTGGCCGCTCAAGGTTTCTTCGAGACAGATCTCGGCAAGTCAAAGGTAAGTGCCGTCTCTGGTTTGTGCAAACAGATCAACAGCAAGATCAGCGTACCAACGGTAAATAGAAAGTTTTCTAATCTATCGTTTACTGGGGGGGTCATCTTCTGCTGCGTCGACTCGATTGATACCCGCAAAGAGATCTTTCAACAAGTCCGTAGTCGAGCCGATCTATGGATCGATGGAAGAATGTCGGCAGAATATCTCAGAGTCCTATCTGTGTACAACGACGAAACCGGCGACTGGTATGAAGAAAATGAAATATTCCCGTCGAGCGAATCTTTTCAGGGCAGTTGTACCGCCAAGACAACAATCTATTGTTCAAACATAGCCGCTGGCGTAATGGTCGCACAGTTCGCCAAATGGCTCAGAGGATGTGAAATCGACCGTCTGGTCGAACTGAACACTCTGACGAACGAGATGCGTGCGAGAAGCTAATAAGGAGACAAATATGTCTAACACAATCGGTCTCAAACAGCGTATCAAACTGGCACAAACCCCGGAAGAGATCCACGCCCTGCTAGACGAAGGAAGTGGGTTCAAGTATGCTAGCGACCACACGATTCGTCAGTGGCGGCGGATCGCCAAGAAGAGAATGGCTGAGTTAGAGGGGGGAGATAAGAAGGAAGAAAACAAGTCCAAGAAGAAGTCCAAGAACAAACATAGGAGAAAAAAGAATGTATCGAAAAATTCTTAAAGGACAAGTAATACAGGTCTACAACGAGAACGGAGAGTGCGTACATCAATCGTTCGTAGTAGACTACAATGAACCCACCGTCTATGAGGACATGGACGAAGTTGAACTCGACGAAGACGAGCTAGAGGATATCGTCGAAGAGGAACACACGTTCCCCGTCCACTTAAGCCAGCCGTACCAAAATACTTCAATTAGGAGATAGTCATGGGCCACGGCGAATTACCGCCCGGAGATCCTCATCCGGCAGCGTATAGGGCGCAGGAATACATTGCCAAGCTCGATATGACAAAACTATTCCTATACTTGGAGTCCTTTTCGTCATGTGCGATCTCTGGCAACAATCTCGCAGAGGTTTGCGCCGAAACGCTGCACAGACTAATGCATGGAGAACCTGTCAGTGACAGATACCTGCTTGGTCTCGCATGGACAATCCGTAACATGGAGGAATCAGATGAGACGCCGAAAAGCATCAAACCAAAAGACGACGACAGATCTTGGCAAGTGCGTTATATGTGGTAAGAGCGCAACGGTCATGTGGCCGTTCGTCAAAGATAAACCAGCTTTCTGCGAAGAACATATGGCCCCCAAATATTCAGAGCCATATGGTGTCTGGCCAGAAGATAGTAAGAAAGGGAAGTGACATGGGATTTTTCAGTTGGGATTGCAAACAGTGTGGACATTCTATTCTTAATCCATACTCTATCGGCCCCTGTCAGGAAGATCCAAACCCAGAGGACAGGCACGACAACGAATGGATGATGTGGGCGGTTGTCGTGGAAGAAGACGACAGTAGCATCAAAGGCGAATACGACGGATATGGTAGGTTGCACACAAACAATTTTGGCACAGTCGAAATCGATGGATATGAGCCGTGTATGTATCACGTCGCCTGTTGGGAAAAAGCCGGAAAGCCCGGATATACTGGCCCATCAGAAAGCTCTCTAGATCAAGGATACTTCTTCGGCATTCACTGTCACGATCTACCAGATCCACGAGTGGTGTCAGATGAAGAATTCCAAGACGCTTTAAAGAAAGCATCGGAGAATAGAGAGCCAACCATCTCGGAGATTCTGGCAGAGGAACGTCAAAATGAAAACTCTTGTGATAATTGATATGCAAGAAGCGTATCTCGGCGATGACAGTTACTCTCTTTTACAGAGAGTAGTACATCTAATTCACGAGTTTGGCAGAAAGCGATGGCCGATCATTTTGGTAGAGTACGACTGCGCTTGCAGCGATACCGACCAAGAGATAATCGACGCACTCTGGGAGTACGAAGATCTCGTTAAGGTCGTCCACAAAGAAAGAGTGAGCGGCGCTGCGGAAGTTTTGTATGAGCTTAGGCGGACACAGTGGCCGAAAGATCTAGTCGTCGCTGGCGTCTACGGAAACTGCTGCGTCTCAGCTACTGTAGATTGGCTAGTCAAGCTTGAACCAAAAATCAATGTGGAAGTGAGAACAGACTGCATCTGGCCGGAATACGCATATTATGAATGCCTAGACGAAGAACAACAAGAACGAATACAGTTTGTAGGAGGTTAACAATGAGTTGTTGGTTCGGATTAATGTTTTTACTCGGAGTCGGTTTGTACGGGTTTAATGGCATGATGATTCTCGAATACGGGAGCAAGGGCCAACTCGCGCATCCGATGGTAATTAAAGCAGTAATCGGAGTTATATGCACGTTGGGATTATTTATCGATTGTCTCAACCTGCACGTCAAATTCTTCAAGGAGAAATAAAATGACTCAGGAAGAAGCGTATTTTATTCAGAGCGCAATGCACTTCATTGGGCATGACTGCGACGTCAGAGATTCATACTCTGGTCGCGGCATGTATGACAAGACAACATATGCTGTAGTCGTAGACGATATAACTACAATCATCCCGGCAGTCGCATCGCTCGCAGCGGATGGAGAACCAATCCCGCAGGAGTTCTCGGATTCCGAAGGCTACAGAGAAGACTCGATGGGTCGTCAGGTAGTCATATACTAGGAGGAAAATCATGGTTCAACGAAGAAGGCATATCGCCAAAGCATTCACATACAGAATATGTGCCAGCCTACTGTCTGGCCTAGCAGCATTCATAGTCACAGGCGATCTCGCCGTTGGCCTTGCCGTTGCGCCTTTTGACTTCGTCCTTAAGTTAGGGTTTTATTACGTGCATGAGCGAATTTGGCTCCAATCAAAATTCGGAGTGATTCAGAATGAGAGCGACGAGTGACAAGAACTCATCTTCCGTCATGTCGTCTTTCATTTTATTCACTCTGCGAGTAACCCACTGAATATTGTCAAGATCTTTTCGTTTGTCTGGAAATCTCTTTTTTGGCAAGACATGATCAAGAGAATCATTCTCGCCGAGAACAATCTCTTGCCCAGTGTAGCTGCATTTACAGCCTTGTTCTTCAAGGACAAGCCTAATATGCTCCCAATACTTATTGGTGCCAAAGAAATCATAAGACTTCCTCTTTAAATAGCAAACTTCGCCTAGCCTAGATTGTTTGGCAACAGTTCTAAGAGAATCTAGTTGCGGCTCCTTGCCACAAAAAGTACATATGCCTTTATCTGCAAGTTGCAAGCGCCTCTTGACAACGTACTCATGGCCATCCGCGATACAATCGCCACAGCGAGATCTGCCAGTCTCCACTTTAACGGCACAAACAGTACATCTACCCTCTTCTCGCAGCTTGCGGAGCCTCTCGGTTTGGTATTTATTAAACTTATTTTCACACCTGCGACACCTTGCTCTTCCGCTTGGAAGAGGCTTGTTGCACATGGAACACCTTTTTTCTTTCACAAAACACCCCCTTAATCTATTATACACATTTTTACGTGTGTAAATAATAGAATCTTTTGGAGGACAAAAATATTGAAAATCCGGTAGAAAAAACGACTGGAAGCTGATATAATTAAGCGTTAAGATCAACAAAAACAGAAAGGAAAACAAATGTCAGAAGAAACTAGGACAGCGACAAAAGACCCGGCGTTCGAGATTGTCGAGGTTGATCGAGAAGACGGCGTATGCGTTATCGCTATCAAGAAGGGTATCATTGGATCGATGGCGAACCAGTTGAAAAACACGAGCAATCGCAGAAAAGGCGCTAGCATCCTCAGAAAAATGGGGTTTGAACTAGCGAACGCTGGCGATTACTTGTACGGATCAGAAGCTGACATGGAAGACTCAGTAGACTAACAGGTTTCCCCTGTATGGCGACGGCTACGCTATCGGAAAATAGCGTGGTCGTCGTCTGTCTATTGATGGAGACAATTATGACTCACTCAGAAGCAGAAGTCATGATGGGCAAAAGGGACAAGCGAAAATTAGCAAACAACACTTACTTGTTCAGGAAGGGCAAGGCATTTGTTGTTAGACTGCATGAAACTAATGTTGTCACCATCCGGCCAGACGGAAGGTATAGGCTGAAGAGCGGCGGATGGTTCACTCCGACGACTAGGGATAGAGTCACAAGGTTCAGCCCTGCACATGTGTACTTACAAAAAGGCATACTGTATGTCAGTAGTAAACACAAGGGTAGAAAAGATCGTGTCTTCGAAGATGGCATGATGGTGGACAAACATGGAAGACCAATTGGCAAGTCGCCAGAACGAAGTATCGAAAAGGCTAAATCTATTGTAGACAAGAAGGTGGCGGAATTTATAAGGGCGGCTGAACAAAACAGCTTATGGCAACCAGTATATCGTCGCATCTCATACCCACAATCCAATGAAAATCGACTCAAGTCGCTATGGGAAGATGTCGTGAGCATGCGGAGAGAAAGTTTCTCTGAGATAACGATGGCTGCTATAGGCGAGAGATTCTCCAATTCAGCCGTAATTATATGGACACAAACGGTTCGACACCGCACATTTGGGATGCAGATTGCTCTCTCTAACTTCTTTAGGAAACGGAAGTTAGGTCTGGCGAAATTAATAGAAAAAGGTGAAATTTCGGTAGAAAAATAGCGTCCAGCTTGATATAATTGTGTGATGACCAAGAGCGAGAAATCCAAACTAGCAAAGAAGTTAAGAGCGATTCTTGACCGCGAGGATATGGATAGCGACGGTCTCATAACCCGCAAACCCTCGAAAAAGCATGAAGACAACCTCGACGTGCTAATTCAACACATCTCTATTCTAATAAAAGACTTCCGATTCGACAAGGAAGCAACCCGAAGAGAACTTTCCGAAATTCGTCAACTTCTTGACGAATTAAATTGACTCACCTCTAAAAATATGGTAAGCTATTCTTACTGGAGGACTCTTATGAACGACTTCAAGAATGATTTTGTCGACTATTGTCTTTCTGGTCACGCAATGCTCTCAGTCCGAACGCACGAGAAAGACAGAGCTATTGACCAGATCAGGGAAGCCGCAGCAGAGATGGGCCGCAACGTGTTCGTGTGGTCTATCGCAACTGGATGGAGAGACAAGGACGGCGAACAGGTCGCCGACCAAGCAACCGGGCCAGAAGTCGCAATTCAGGACTTGCCGAAACTTGACGAAGATTCAATTTGTGTCTTCAAAGACTTCGGCTATTATCTCGACCATCAAACGTATCCACAATTCGATATTGTCATAGCTTGGTTGGACGAGATCAAACAAGCCGCCGCGAACATGGGACAAACCCTAGTCTTCGCAGGTGCCGACTTCAAGATCCCCAACCCGTTAAAGCATGACATCACCGAGATGGATTTCGATCTCCCCGATAAGGAACAGATCGAGAAACAAATCCGCTTTGTCTGCGAGGGTGTCGAGAACAGCAACGGGGATAAGTTTGAGCCAAGCGAAGACATGATCCCAGAAATCATCAACGCTTGTCGAGGCATGACGCAACAGCAGGTGCTGGATCGTGTCGCATTGGCGTTAAGAAAGAACAAAGACCTAAACGATCTGGCTACACAAACGATCCTCAAAGAGAAGGCCACTGTCATTAAGTCGTCTGGCCTGTTGACTTACATGGAACCGCCAGAAGGTGGGCTGGATAACGTCGGTGGCTATCAAGCCTTGAAGGATCACGTTGAATTAGATAAACCATGTTTCAGCGAAGAGGCTAGAGAATTCGGCATCGAGTTCCCGAAAGGGTTGCTGCTGGTTGGTATCCCCGGCTGTGGAAAGACGCTGCTATCTCTGGCAATAGCGTCTGAGTTTGGCCTGCCGCTAATCTCGATGGATATAGGCAACGTGATGTCCAAGTATGTCGGTGACTCAGAAGCCAACATGAGAGAAGCAATCAAAGTCATCGAGCGGATAGCACCGTGCGTTTTGCAACTCGACGAAATTGAAAAAGGCTTTGGCGGCTCTGGAGATATGGATGGCGGTTCGTCTCGCCGAGTATTCGGGACGTTCATCAAGTGGTTAAACGACAGAACGTCACCAGTCTACACTGTGGCAACCGCGAATGAAGTTCAGAGTCTTCCGCCTGAGTTCGCACGAAAAGGAAGGTTCGATGAGATCTTCGGCATGGACTTGCCGAAATTAGACGAACGAAAAGTCATCTTCGACATTCACTTCAAGAAGCGAGGAAGAAGTCGATTCACCGATGTCGCATTAACGAAATTCGCAGAAGAGTCTGACGGGTTCACTGGTGCAGATATAGAGCAGGCTGTCAAGCTCAGTCTGAAAATCGCATTCAGCCGCGAAGAAGATCTGGATATGCCGCACGCACTAGAAGCGATCAAGAGTATCGTCCCCCTGTCCAAGACCGAGCCGGGCAGGATTAAGAATATTCGTGAATGGTGTGACCAAAGAGCAAAGCAAGCCAACCCGACGATTGTCGATAAACAAGTCAAAACCAGAAAAGTTACTGTTTAGATAGGAGGCAATTATGAGTAACGCAACTGTCGTAGAGCCAGCCGTCGAGAAAGACGAACAAGCTGTCAATCTCTTCGATGTCGGCTGTCTCGTGAACCTGAGCATAGGGATGTGGTCGGGTAGGAAAATGATCACGGAAGAAGATCTTCGGAAGGTGGGTATCGACCCGGCTAGTCTTCCGAGGGACATCGTCAACTATGGAAGAAAGCTTTTAGTTCCCAAGTCTGAGTTGAAAGTAATGAACAACATTCAACAAAGAGCCAGAGTATATCTTGCAAAGTGGTCAGTCCCCTTCGGTATCTCAAGCAGCCACTTCGTCCCTGTCAAGATGCTCCCTAGCGTCGAACAAGAGCTTAAGGGCCTGAAAGAAGAGTTCTTCCAGAGAGTTGACAGCTTCGTAGCCAGATTCGCAGACATGAAGGACACTGTCAAGAGTCAGTATCCAGAATTCTGGGAAAAATGCCTGAAGCACTGTTACCCGTCGAGCGCAGAATCTCTTCGTCATAAGTTCAAGTTCAACTGGTACACGTTCAAGGTCGCTGGTGTCGGAGAAATGCAAGAGGCAAATATCGACGAACTCGTTGCAAAAGAGGCTGTCCGAGAAGAGAGAAAGCACGAACTGCGAACCCAGATGAAGGAGGAGGTTGGTGGTTTCGTCGAAGAGTACGTCAATTCGATGCGAGCAGAAACTGTCCGCTTCTGCGAATTGATGGCGGCAAGAATCAATGGCAAGCCCTTCGAAGACGAAGAGCACGCCAAGAAGCTCATGCCCAGAACCGTATCATACTTCAGAAAGTATGTTGACAGGTTCAAGCAAATGAACATCTTTGGCGATCAGGAGATCGAGAAGATGCTAGTCGAATTCAAAAGCAAGTTTCTCGGCGGTGATGTAACTCCGAAGGACTTCGAAAACGACGCCTTGAAGAAGGCTGTCACGACTACTCTTGATACCATTCGCCAGAAAGCAGCGGCCCACGGCGATGCTGAAAGCAAGTTCATCAACAGCCTCAAGAGAAAGGTGGTTATCTGATGAGTATGTATTGTTCTGTCCAAACTCAATTCAAAAGTGCTGAGGCGCTAATCGCTGCCCTCATGGAGTCTGGTCAGTGGCAAGCTTCCCAGATTGAAGTTCATGAGGTGCCCCAAAACCTATATGGCTACAAGGGCGACATGCGAGAACAAACTGCACATATCATCATCCGTCGTCAGAACGTCGGTGGCTCAAGCAACGACCTCGGCTTTCTGAAGAAAGAAGACGGAACCTACGAAGCTATCGTCTCACAGTTTGATAAACGTAAATACAATGATTCATGGATGGCTGGACTCAAGGGCAACTATGCGTTCCATGTCATTCGTCAACAGCAAGAGCGACGTGGTCGCTCGGTGAGGCGAGAGCGTCTACCAAATGGTAGACAACGAGTCCTAGTCGGAGGGTATCGTTGATGGCCACAAAGGATTCGTTCGAAAGAGTCAGTTGGGTTCGGGTAGACGAGTACGGCAGAGAAAAATCTCCAGTGCTCAAGTTGCATTGGATGCCCAAAGACGGGACGAATACCCTGTGTGGGAAGTCCGTCCCATTTTATGCATCGTGTTTACAAGCCGTGGTATTCGGCGACCGAGACTACTCACCCAACGTCAAACCAAACTGTAAGGTCTGTAACAAAGCCAGAAAGAATTTGTTAAAGAAAGGTCGCAAATGATACCCACAATCGAAATCGACGAAAATGGAAATGTCCGAACGCTCTATACCGACGAAGTAGATCTGTACGAGATTGGACACGTCGCAGATGTGCGGCGAGCGTCCAATGTCGAGTTCAGCGAAGCAAGACAGGAATGGGAAGTGATTGATGCGATCACTGGAAAAATAGTTCACACAAACAAGAGTCGCACCGACGCTATCGAATGGGAGATAGCAAACTTCAGTCCGGGCGGCTCACTTTATTTGGAGAGTTGAAATGTTGAAGAGATTTCTTAAAGATGAGTCTGGGCCAACAGCAACCGAATACGGTATTCTGTTGGCTGTTATTGTGTTCGCTTGTTTCACGGTGATCACCAGTCTTGGAGTAACTGTCGGAGATATGATGAACTATATTAGCGACACCATTCTGTAGGAGGCAGTCATGCCTAGCAAAGAAATTGTAATCGAAATCGACGAAAACGGCGACTGCTCAGTCGAGGGAAAGGGCTTCTCTGGCCCTGAGTGCGATAAGAATATCCAAGAAATCGAGCGCGCCCTTGGCGAGAGAACGTCGGTTCAGCACAAACCTGAGTATCGTCAGCGAGTTACTAACAACAATAGAGAGAGGACTTGCAGATGACTAAAGAGAAGTTGGTTGACGACCTAAAGTGTCTGTGTCTAGACTTGTTCAGGCTCACAGAGGGTCTGGCAGAAAATTGGACTGAACATGAGTATCAAGCCATGCTGAATATCGCAGAAAACGCCAACGAATTTTTGGGTGGTGATCCGATATATTACAAAGATGAACTAGCGGACGAACTCAAAGAATTTAATGGCGAAGATGATGATGACATTGCCACTATAGAAACTTACGAATGCGAACATTGCGGATATGAGTATGATCGCATGATTGGCGACTACTGTCCTTCTTGCGGACATGAGCAAGAGGATATGGACGATTGACTTTGCGCTCTTCGACTGTCAACCCCCTTGACCCAAGGAGTTATGTATGACCCCAAAGCTATGTTTTGATGACATATTACTTTTACCCAAACACTCAACACTTGAGTCTCGCACGAAACCAGACATCTCTATCCTGCTAGGCGGAATTATGAAACTGAGCGTGCCGATCATCTCATCCCCGATGGATTCGATCACAGGGAAAGAGATGCTTGTCGCAATGGATGACGCTGGTGGCGTAGGAGTCCTGTCCAGATACATCAATCTGCCAGAGGATCAAGAGCTTTACCGGCAATGCGCAGAGATTGGATGGGCTAGAGATAATGGAGCACAAAATGTCGGCTGTGCTGTCGGCGTGAAAAAAGATGTATATCGTACCGCCAGCAAGTTGCTAGACGTAGGATGTAACTTGATCTGCGTAGACATAGCCCATGGCGATCACACGAAGATGTACAAATCCCTCAGAGAGCTTGATAAACTGAGGGGAAAATATTCTTTCGTGTTGATGGCTGGCAATGTCTGTATCCCAGAAGCGGCACAGAGGTTCGCATCCGAGGGAGTAAACACGGTCAAAGTCGGAATCGGCCCCGGTGCTGTCTGCACAACCAGAACCACAACCGGATTCGGTATGCCACAATTGTCGGCAATCATGGAATGCGCACATGCGACCAGAGACTACAACGTCGCTATCGTAGCAGACGGCGGCTTGAGAACCAGCGGAGATATGGTCAAAGCTCTCTGGGGAGGGGCAAAAGCCTGCATGATCGGATGGATGCTTGCAGGGACAAGCCACACACCAGACATTGATGGACACAAAGTCTACCGAGGAATGTCCAGCAGATCCGCATCTGGCAGAATGGATATCGCCCCGGAAGGAATCGAGATCCCAATGGATTACAAAGGATCCACGGACGAAGTCGTGAGAGAATACGCCAACGGAATACGATCCGGTCTGGCAATGGGGGGTGCTAGGGACATCCAAGAGCTTAGAAATGTTGAGCATATATTAGTAACTCCGCTGTCTATAAAGGAAAGTCACCCACATAAGGAGTAGAAAAATGGAAGAAGAACATACAACTACCCATGTGGCTGTTAAAACCGCGAAAGTCGATGACTACATTCTACCAGTAGTGCAATGGCTTAATGACTTCCCCGGAGTAACAACACAATGGTCGTGCGAAGGCGTGCCGGGAGACGATGTGGAGAACAAGCCATATGTCGTCTTTTGTTGCGAAGACACAGAATATCTATCGATGATCCTGAAGTCCCTAAAGGATTACGCTAGGGTAGAAATAGAATTCTATACAGATTTCTGTCCTGTCAGGTTCTGTATCAAATTTGATAGCAAGCAACAGCTACAATCATTCATAGCCTTAGAAATGCGGAGAACAAAATGCACAACATCCTAAACAGAGCAGCAACAAAGAAGTTCATCTTGAAGAAAATGGAGTCACTCAGACCACATATGAAAATTACCAGAGTTTCAAAAGATGCTCTGGATAAGTACGAACATTGGCTGGTAGCGAAGATCATCGAAGATGTCAAGAGACACCCAACGCTTGGGGTCACGTTCAAACCTTAAGGAGATTTTATGAACATCAAGCAAATCTGTGATGCCATAAAGAATGGCGAATTTGAAGACTACCAATTCAATCGCATTATAGAAGTCACCAGACGAGCACAACAAGAAGCCCAATGGGTAAGAGAGTCGAAAATGGCTAAATCAAGCCCCGAAGACTTGATGCCAGAAACTTGGTACTGCTTCAGCGACATGGAAGACACGAAAAAAGCCATTCAGGAATTGAATAGCGTGGGCGTGAAACTAGTCACCGCCATCAGAGAAGAATCTCTCAAGAAAGCGAGAGAAGTTATAGGCGACATAGTCAAAGTCCAGTCAAAATGGTCTCATGTCGGAGCAGCCGACTCAGAAGGTAGAGATGCAATCTTCCATATAATCCAAGGAGCCTGCGCTGGTACAAGTCTGGAACCAGAATATGTCTGGGAAAAATGCTACCGCTACTAAGGAGACAAAACGTGGAACAATGGATCTTGATAATATGCGGTATGGACAAGATCACCCCAGAAGATGCGATAGGAACTTTCCCGACCCAAGAACAAGCGTCGAACTGGGGCGCGAACCATAGGCCAGACGAAGTAAGTTGGGCCATGAAGCTTGAGGAGCCAATTGATGAATAAGAAACAGCTTATGGCATATCTCGCAGAATTATATGCCTGTCTGGAGAGAGAGGCCGTCAGTTTTGAGGATATGACTGTGGTCGAGCTTCGGGAAGAAATTCGTGATACGAAAGAACGACTGAGAAGCTTAGATATCGAAGTGCCCAAGTTCGGTGAACAAACTATGAGATGGTTCGGAATGGAGAGATTGTAATGAAACCAAAACTAGTCGTCCTAATAGGATTGCCCGGCTCTGGCAAAACCTATTACGCCACAACTACGCTCACTGACTATAAGCGAATTTCGCAGGACGACCAAGGGCGTGATGGGCATAAGCTTGAGTTTGGCGGCGGGTTGATCGATGGCAAGTCTATGGTCATCGATAGAGTGAACTTCAACGTCGAGCAGCGGCAGAGGTACGTCAAAGCAGCGAGGGAATACGGATACCAAATCAAGTTTGTGTGGTTCGACATTGACTACCACACATGCTTTGAGCGGGTTAAAAATAGAAATGAACATCCAACCCTTGGCCCAGACGACGACGAACTTGCCACGAGAGTAATCAGGACGTTTGAGGAACTGTTCGTCAAACCGCAGAGATGGGAGTATGACGAGATAGAGATAATCGGCAAGCCCAGATATGCCAAGATGCTCGATCTAAGCGATGCAAATAGATGCATCGTAATTGGGGACGTTCATGGATGCTATGACCAACTTGGAGAATTGTTGGACAAATGCGACCTCGGTATCGACGACAAAATTATTCTTACTGGGGATATAATAGATCGTGGTCCGAAATCTCGTGAAGTCTTATTGTGGGCCATGACTTCTCAAGATGTCCATTCTGTCGAAGGAAATCACGACAACAAGCTGAAACGACAGTGTATCGGCAACAAAGTCAAAATGACCAATGGGTTGGATGCAACTATCCGGCAACTCCAGAATGTTGATCCACAAGAGGTTGCCGTCTGGTTATCGTCGCTTCCGCATATGATCAGAGTCCCTGACGTTAACGGCAAGCCGACGTATGTCGTCCATGCTGGCATTGACTCAAGAGACCCAATCGATAAACAGACTGTCGAAACCTGCTTGTATATTCGTGGAATCAATAGCAGAGATTACTTTGACATCACAGACGGAATATGGTATGATTTCCTAGATGGATCATACAACATAATCTGCGGGCACATAGTCCACGATGAGATTCAGCCGAACGAAAACACGTTTTGCTTGGACGGAGCAGCATGTCACGGTGGCGTGCTAAGAGCTTTGATTATAGAAAACGGAAAGACAGAGGTGGTTGAGGTGCCGGGACTAACGAATGTTAACAGAGGAACTCCGGAGATGGTTAAGGCTAGAGATGAGTTAGTCTCTCAAGGATTACTGAGATGTGACAACCTTGACAATCTAAGGGTCTACACATACACGGATGCCTGCGTACACTCCCGAAATTGGAACGACATCACTCTCAACAGTCGTGGCATCATCCTTGACATCGATACTGGCGAAATCGTAGCACAGCCGTTCAAGAAGTTCTTCAATCTGGACGAAACACCAGATACCCAAGAGAAGAAACTCCCGTGGAAACTACACCAAACAATTTTCGACAAGCTCGACGGATGGATGGGTACGTTATATCGTCACGACGGACAACACAAGATTGCAACTCGCGGATCGTTTCACAGCGAAGGTGCGGTCTGGGCAACCAATCACTTGCAAAAAAACTATGACCTTACTGGGTTGCCAGACAGAATAACCCTTGTATTCGAAATCGTCTCTAGGACGACCAAGATTATAGTCAACTACGATTACGAAGATCTTGTCTTGTTAGGTGCGTTCGACCGCAACACTGGCGAGGAAATCACTTGGGACCAAGTCGACAGATGGGCAAAACAATTCGGATTTAGAACTCCGAACATCCTAAATTTCCAAGATATCAACGACATCAAAACCTTCATAAGTGCTGCTGACGGCAGGGTTTGCGAAGGCGTCGTAGTCAAGTTCGCAGACGGGACAAGAGTCAAAATGAAATCAGAAGACTATTTCCGTCGAGCAAGATTGCTCGCCAACTTGACCCCGTTGTCTGTATGGCGAGCGATGGTCAATGGCATAGTCTCCGACGATTATGATTCACTGATCGATGAAGACTATAGAAAAGAATACGAACAGATAAAGGATTCCCTAGAAGTGGCTTACGACCAAGTCAGGTGGACGATTATGGACGACTTTGCTACAATCCTCAACGGCCCACACAAGCTAGCTAAAGATAGAAAGGAGTTTGCTTACAGAGTAAAGAAATATAATATATCCCATCCCAAAATCATGTTCGCATGTCTTGACAAGAAAGAGAAGGCGATAGACAAATATGTCATGGATTTGATTAAACCAAAGAACAATCTTTTAAAGGAGAAGAAGTGTGAAGTCAAAAAAGGATGACTATGTAAAAATTCATAAGATCATAGTCGGGAACTTGAAGACGACCATCAACGCTCATGGTCCGATAACAAAACAACTGATCCAGAGTGCGGCAAAAAGAATTGCCGGGGCGATTCTTGGATGTAAAGATCCGAGGGTAAAGAAGTAAGCTTGAATCAGAATAACATGATCTACAAAAACCTAAAAGAAAGTTGGAACAAATCCTTGAAAACTAGACTAGTATATAGTATAGATACTAGTGAAGAAACTAGGGTTAGCAAGATACTAGCTAACGAACCTTGTACTAGAAGAGTGGCTACTTCGATTAAGATCTAAGATAGTATAATCTATTCCCTTTGTCTAGCACGAGTAACATGGGCTAAAAGAACTAGTCAGCTAGTTGGATGAAATCATTACTAGTACAAGTTTGAATAATCAGCTAGTAATGACAATAATAGAGGGATTCCAATGAAATGTATCCTGTGTGATTCAAGATTCAAATCGGGCGAGCATGTAATCAGATTAGTCTCCGCGAGGGTCATTGACCCATCAAGTGAGCATGTCGATTACACCAATTCCGACCTGCATGGAGACGTGCATGTAGAATGTTTGTTTGAACCACCGGCACAGACGCAAGAATGCCAGACCAGCGAAGAGGTAGAGCAGGAAGGTTCTGTCGTAAGAACTAACGCTCTTTGGTTTGTTGGAGGATAGTCGTGGTTAAGACCGAATTAAGCGACAAAGTGTCCAGTATTTATGGTCAAGGGATCATCGTGGACAAGAGTTTGTCTAGCATGTCCGACCAGTTCCGAAAGTTGCCAAAGTTTGTCGTAGATTATCTTATCTCAACGATAGTCGATCCAGACGATCCGGGGCCGGGTCTCGAAAGGATTAGTCTCCTAATGCGGGATCATTTCGTGACATCCGAGCAGAAAGAATGGATCAAGAGTTGCATCAAAGAAAACGGCCAACATCCGCTTATTGGGAACATCATCTGCCGATATGACCAGTCTAAAGATGAATACTGGTGTGACATTGACGCTCTTGGCGACCAATTCGTTAGAATCGATCCTCATATCATAGCCGAGTATGGCGATGCGTTGCTAACGACCGGAGCGTGGGGAACAATCACGGTCGCGTTCGACGAGGATTTCAAAATTAGAAGCAAGCTCTATCCATTTGTAGTCATAGACTTCATGCCGTTCCAAATTACCAGAATCGATTTGGACGAGTGGATAGCCAGTAGAACACATTTCACAGACGACGAGTGGACTGATCTGATGATATCGAGCGTCGGATTCAATCCTGACAAGCTGTCCGAAGAAGAAAAGATGTTGTATTTCATGAGGCTACTCCCTTTCGTCGAGAGCAACGTCAATCTGGTCGAGCTTGGCCCGCCAGAAACTGGTAAAACATTCAACTATAGATCATTGAGCAGCTACGGGTTTGTAGTCTCAGGCTCGAAGACTACGATTGCATCGCTATTCTATAATAAGCTCAGGCGGAAGCTTGGTGTCGTTGGCTACAAAGACTGTGTCATGTTCGATGAGATTTCGCACGCCAACTGGAATGGTGACGACGAGATGGTCAGCATGTTGAAAGACTTCATGAACACTGGTAGATTTGGCAGGGATACAGCAGAATTCGCATCAGATTGTTCTGTAGTCTTCGCTGGTAATATCGATTGTGACAGAAGTACCAAAGAAGTTAAGGGGTGGCACAAACACCTATTCAGTACCTTGCCTCAGTTGGTAAGAAACGACCGAGCGTTTCTGGATAGGATTCATGGGTATATCCCCGGATGGAGAATCCCCCAGATCGCCGAGGCCAACTTCGCCACTGGCTTTGGATTTATGGCAGACTATCTGTCCGAAATAATGCACAAAATGCGAGACAGAAACTATACCCATATCGTAGTCGACCGAGTGGACTTTGGGGAAATGACTCAAAGGAATATGACTGCGGTGACGAGAATTGCGTCTGGGCTTATAAAACTAATCTATCCTCATAGGACGATAGATACAATTGAAGATAGCGAGATTGTAAGAGTCGTCGACGCTGCCGTAGTGTTGCGACAGCGTGTTGTTGATCAGCTAGCGAAAATCGCCCCCGCCGAGTTCGGTGGCGTGAAGCTAGAATACAAACTTAAGTAGGAGAGACTGATGGATGCCTTCGTTAATGAACCATCTGTGTGCCTTGTCGGTCGTCCAGTCGTGGACATCCAAGGAATCATGCAATTCCTCGAATGTCATGGACTCGAATGGCCAGAGTTCCAAGAAAAACTTAACTCGAATATGGATCTTGGAGATAGAGATGCCGAGTGGATTATTGAAGCGGCTGCAAGATTGTGCTACATGAGCTACGGGAAGAAGGGCAGGACACATGATGATCATATCAAACATCTAATCGAAGTTGCCCACGGAGCGTGCATCGAACATTCCAATTTCAATTTCATGGTATGGAACGTCAGCAGGAGCCTGACTCACGAACTCGTCAGACACAGAATCGGTATGTCATATAGTCAACTATCTCAACGATACGTCGATGAAAGCGATACCACATTCGTCGTCCCGCCAGCAATTCAAGAACTCGAAGAAATATCTCCAGATGTATATCAGATGTGGACTGATCATTGCGAGCAGTCTAGAAAATTATACTCTACCCTGACAACCGTCTTGTCCGAAATGTACTCGGATATTGACAACAAGCTTGAACGACGGAAAAAGGCTCGCCAAGCGGCTAGATCAGTCCTGCCGAACGCTACTGAAACAAAGATATTTGTTACAATGAATGGCAGGAGCTTCCGTCACCTCGTCGAGTTGCGAGCTAACCCTGCTGCTGACCTAGAGATACGAAAATTGGCTGTCAAGATTTTCGATATCGTCAGGGCGGAATTTCCTCTACTGGCACATGGGATGGAAGTCTACACGTTAGACGACAAAACCGAGGCGGTCGATAGCGAATACAAAAAAGTTTGAGAAATTAGTAGAAATGTGGGTCCGATCTTGATATAATATACTGAATATAAGAATAGGGGCAGTCCATTTAGGAGCATGGAGTGAGTCTCCACAAACAGACGTGCGACGACGATTGTGATGATCGTCCGGTCATCATAGATGACACCACAGAAGCGACCAACCTAACCACAAGAAGAGTTCTGGTATCTGGCGAGATAACAGATAGCGTTGCTGCTCGCGTCAACGGGCACTTGCAGTTCTACGCACAAACAAAAGATCCAGTCTACATGTATATCTCAAGTGCTGGCGGCAGTATGATCGCCGGATATTCAATCATCGATCAGATGGTCCTTGCGCCATTTCCGATCTATACTATTGTCCGGGGCCAAGCTAATTCAATGGCTGCTATCATTGCCGCGTATGGCCAAAAAAATGAAAGATACATTACACCGAATGCCTCTATGATGATACATTCTATCACTGTCTTCCCGTCTCAGCCAGAACCAGTCGGGACATCTAAGCTTACGACAGATTTCTTTGAACAAGATTACAAAGCAAAAGTTAAGAATTTGTCTAGGCGTGTTGATGTGTCATACAAAAAGCTATTAGAGCTAATGAATTCTACTCACTGGATGAACGCGAAAGCTGCCATTAAACTTGGTTTCGTCGATAGGATATGGACGCCCAAACATGAGGCTGAAGTAGACACTATTTGGAGAAAAATACGTGCCCAAAAAAAGACGAATAACTAAATCGTATTTCAACTACTTTTATGACAAGCTTGAATGGATGCTGAAGAATAACATAGTTTTTAAGCATTCGCTCTCTGAATCTGACATAGACGATTATCTCGACATAGCACAAAGAGGGCTCTTGTATTGCATGATTCATTTCGATCAGAGATATCATTGTTCCATGACAACCTTTGTGTATGCTTATGTCGAACAACATGTCAGAAACCAAAAACGAGATGACTTAAAAGCTAGATCGGTAGAGACAGATAGTCTGCCCATAGAGAGATCGTACACAGAGGACTTGGACTTGAAGATACTGGTCGAAGAATTGCTTGACAAACTCAGTGATATCGAACGAGAGGTTGTCAGGCAAAAGTGGTTTGAGAACCAAACCCTAGAAGAGATCGCAGAAAACATTGGCATGTCGAGAGCAAGGGTCGGCCAAATCAGTCAGAGGGCTATGAGCAAAATGAAAGATATGTTGCCAGATAATTTGTCCGAGGTATTGGCATGAAGGTTAAGAGGAAAAACAAGGAACAGAAGAAAAAAGAGAAAAAAGCCGCTAGACTTAGGCCGCTAGTCGGCCAAGACCTATGTGCTTGTGGCACCTTACACTGTCTCAGGTGCGAAGGTAAATGCAGAGAACTTCATACCACTGGGTCTGGCGTAGTCGAATGCGGAGAAAAATATCAGGTTAGTTATGAGTTAGTCAACCCGAAACAAAAGAAGAAAAGGAGAAAAAGGTTCCAAACTTTCAAATCAGAAGTTAAGGGTAAGAGAAGGCATGAAACTAAAAAAGGGGAAAATCAATGAGATTAAGTAATGTTTTATTCCTAATCGCTGGCATCGCGGCTATCGTGTGTTGTCCGTCTCAGGCCGAGGCGTGTCATCATGAGATCAAGTCGGTCACTGTCAGTCCAGCAATCACTTGTCCGGGAGAAGATGTTAAAATAACCGTACAAGTCAAATTGCATTATTCTTGGTATCAGGACATGTGGTGGAAGAGCACGAAAGTCGATGGTAAATGCTTTGACCATGCTAATCACAAGAATGGGACGTTTACAGAGACGTTTACAATCACGGCTCCAGATATCCCCGGTGTTTATCCAATCGAGGTTAAAACATATAAGTATGATGGATGCTCTGGCCACCAAAAGACTAAGACTGTCAACTTAACTGTCACTTGTTGCTGCGAAGACGGTGAAGATGGTCTGCACTGTTGGGATTTCGATGGTGACTTCGCGTGCAGTCCCGATGAAGATGTCAACGATGATGGGTTCTGCGATGTTCTTGACTGTCAAGGCCCTCCGGGGAAAGACGGTGAAGACGGCGAAGATGGAACTTCTTGTACTGTCGAGCAAGATGGCTCTTGTGCCTATATCTATTGCGAAGATGGTACTCAGGCTGTAGTCTGTGATGGCGAAGACGGAGAAGACGGTCAGGACGGAGAAGACGGAGAAGATGGTCAGGACGGCCAAGATGGTGAAGATGGCAAGGATGGCGAAGACGGCCAAGATGGTGAAGACGGTAAAGATGGCGAAGATGGTAAAGACGGCGAGGATGGCCAAGATGGTAAAGACGGTGAAGATGGCATTCCCGGCACGTCATGTACTGTTCAGCAGGATGGGCCATGTGCATACGTCTACTGTGAAGACGGTACGTCAGCAATCGTCTGTGACGGCGAAGATGGTGAAGATGGTGAAGATGGCAAGGATGGCGAGGATGGCGAAGATGGCAAGGATGGCGAGGACGGTCAAGACGGCAAGGATGGAGAAGACGGTCAGGATGGCGAAGACGGTGAAGATGGCATTAGCTGTTGGGATCTGAACGGTAACGGCGAGAAGGATTTCCGTCACCCAGATCTTAAGTTGGGCGATGGTGGATATTACTATGAGTATGAGTGTCGAACAGTAGATAGGTTTGGCGCAATGAATCCAGAATATGTCCCGAACAATGCCCGCGCTATTGCAAGCACTGAAGAAGCTACCTGTGTTGTCTATTGCGACGAGGCTCCGGGAGATTTCAGGTGTACTTTCACCGAAGATCTTAACGGCGACGAAGTAATCGATGTGTTGGATTGTCATGGCGAAGATGGTAAAAATGGTCAAGATGGATCCAGTGGCAATAGTGGACAGGATGGCGAAGATGGTGAAGACGGCCAAGACGGTCAGGATGGTCAGGATGGTCAGGATGGTAAGGATGGCGAGGACGGCAAGGATGGCGAAGACGGCTTATCCTGTACGGTTGTCAATACCAAAGAAGGTGCCTTGATTGTTTGTGAAGATGGAACGTCAGTTCTTGTTAAGGATGGCGAGAAGGGCGAAGATGGCGCTGATGGTCAGGATGGAGCCGATGGTAAGGATGGCAAAGACGGCGAAGACGGCGAGGATGGCGAGGATGGCGAATGTCCAGATTGTGGAGCCGATCCTGCCGGAAGTGGAACGAATTTTGAGGACAAAGGTCCGTTGGAAGAAGAAGTCATGTGTGGTCTCGGTACTATTGGGACTGCTTGGGCTATCATCTGCGGCCTGATGTTCGGCAAATTCACTACTCGTCGTAGGATGTTGTAATGCGGAGAGTTTCTCGTCGACAATTGAACGAGCTATACAAGCTCAGTCCAATTCCGGTTGAGGAGACTAGGATTGATGAAGATTACTATGGGTTTTATGCTAAAAAACCTCAAAAGATTTTCATCGATGAAGGACTGGAGAATTACCAGAAAGCCTCTATTTTTCTCCACGAGTTGGGACACTACAAATGCGAGAAACTAAAGTGTTATTGCAGAAAGTGTGAAACAAGTATAGTCCAAGAAGCACATGCACAAATCTATTCACTGGTGATGTGTGCGAAACTTGGCCTGAAAAAATCGGAACAATGGGGCTGGCAAAGCGTGAAGGACGCAATAAAACGCCAGTCCCATTACCCCCAAGAAACTATTGACAGCGCGAAACTGTTGTTAAGATATAAAGATTTCCGAAAAATAAGATTCCCGGCAGCTATGAGAAGGGAGATGTTCGATGACTGAAGATATGATGAAAGATGTTGCAACCAAAACAGAAGAATTGTTTACAATCCTAGAAAAAATCTATCCCACCTTGACCGAAAAGGAAAAAGAAGAGTTGAGATCGCTCGCGTCAGGCCCTGTCGGTCTGCGAGATGCCAATCGTTTCAACTTAGCGGTCGAAGCCCCTACCAGACAAGAGATTATGAATGCAAGACGAGAACTTGCAGGGGCAATCGCAGCCGAGAACTGGATGGATGGATTCGTTTTTGCTCTTCAGCTTATGCTGATCATGGGGGGATAATGCTATGCGTGGTATTGTATGTATTCTATTCTTTTTAGCTTTATTGGTGTTGGCAGGGTGTTCTGCTGCCGATAGAGCGCAACTCTCTTTGGAACAAGGAACTAGGATTAACGTCGATGTCCGCACAGCCTTCTTCGTCAAGTCTTGGGGCCTCAATAGGGCTCTTATTACTGAGGCTCGTGAGAAGTGGATCGGCGAAGCCGCAAACGCAATCTTAGATCGGTCTGTGGACGGTAAGCTTGATAGAAATGATGCGATGGAAATTTTGGCAAAACTTAATCATGATATCGGTCAAGATGAAGCCGTAGTCTCGGAAAGCTTTGCGTACCTTGCATTTCTGTTAATTGCGGGTGAACGTGCAGACCAATATCTCGGTCAAGTTGACACATTCCTCGAATCACAAAAGCCTATCTGGATGCATTTATCAGAAGAAGGCAAAGAGGTTACACCAGAGCTACTTAGAGAAATTGAGATGTGGCGACCGCTTATTCGAGACATTGAAAAGATGATTCCTAAAACACTGTCAAGACAGCAAAATAATTCGCAGTAGTTGGGCGATTGACTAAGTTTGGAGTGTATAAACTCTGTAGCCAAAAGTGGAGAGGTGGATAATGAATAAATGTCTAATTTCAGCAGCACTTTCGGTGTTATTGATAATTCCATGTCTTGCTGGTTGTGCCTTGAAAGGTGGCGTCAGCCAAGTAGATCCCGAAAGACAAAGACAGGATATCAAATTCTTTGTTAAAGTTGCAACTAGAATTGCATTGCACGAATTCAAACCGAACCGTGGCGACCTAGAAGTTATAAGCGCATACGTGGAGGTGGCGAGAGACCTTTTGTCTGAACCAGATTGTCCAGACATTGGTGGTCTAAGAGACCTTGCCGAGCAATATTTACCAGAAGAACACAAAATTATCGGCTTTACTATCCTCGACGTGATTGAGAGGTATGTCATTTCAATTGTTGATCCGACCGAAGAACAAGAGCTTGCTAGCAAATTGATCGCTGCTGGCTTGACTGGCGCGCTCGAAGCGGTCGAAGAATATCAATCTCGTTAGGGGAAAGCAATGTCTACGTTTGAAAAAATTGCCAATGTAGTTATTGTGGTGATAGGGTTGACCATTGCTGGTCTTGCTGCTTACGTCTATTATTCTATCGACTCTGCGAACGACGCAAATCAAGTTGTATTATCAGCAACAGATATTAAACAAATGGCTATGCTTGACCCTATTATCCATGTAGTAAATGAGGAGTCAAGCGGGTCTGGCGTCTTGGTGTTTCGAGATGGGCCAGACGAAAAAGGTAGGTACTGGTATCTGGCTATCACGAATGCCCACGTTGTCGACAATAGAGAGATTCTCAAAGACATTGATGTTGACGGACTAAGAGGCACAGTAGAGTACGTCATGGAGGATCCCGGCTGTTCGGTAACAGTATTCAGGCATGAAGCTACAGAATGGGAGATTTATGATGCCACCATATTGATTGAATCAGAAGATTATGATCTTGCTGTCGTGAGTTTTTTCACGGAAGATCTGATAGAGAACATTGCGAGAATTGCGTCTGCTGAACAAATGATGGACGTTCGTATATTCGATGAAGTTTTTGCCGTTGGATGTCAGCTTGGCAAAAAGCCATTGCCGACCAAGGGACTTGTCTCTGCCTTCTATCTTCAGGAAGACATTCTTATGTTTTCCCATACGGCACAGATTTCTCCGGGGTCTAGCGGCGGCGGGTTGTTCAAAGAATATGAAGGTGAATATTATTTGATTGGTATGCCGAGCAGCGTGGCTTGTGTCGGCTTTCAATTCGTCGCACATTACGCATACTCAATTTCTGCGACTGTCATTCATGAATTTCTTGAAGAAAACAGCATGACCTTCATTACGAAACTAAACCAAGACCTCGTGGAGACGAATGAAAACTAAAGCCAAGATCATAATAGATGCCATGTTAGACGCAGACTGTCCGAGTGCGTATTGGCGCAATAGTTGGAATTCGTTTTATGCACTAGATCGTGCTCGCCAATGTATCCAGAGAAATGGCCAGACCGTCTTTGATCACACCATGAACGTGCTGGATGCTCTTGAATGTAAAAATGAGATTACACTTTTCGCTGCAATATTTCATGATCTAGGCAAGCCTCGGACTAGAGTAGAAAAAGACGGGACTCTTCTAGGCTTTCCGGGACATGAGCGAGCGTCAGTTGAGATCGCAGACAAAATGCTTGAGGAATGGGAAGCAGATCCAGACGTAAGGGATAAGGTTCTCCGCATCATAAAAACACATATGTTTGATGTTAGACAATCTTTGTCAGAAAAATCTGTCAGAAAGTTCATTGCAGTAGTCGGCAGATACAACATTGACAATTGGTTCTCGGTTCGAAAAGCAGATGCGGCATCATACCAAAACGACGACGACTACATTTCGCATATGCTTCAGCCGTTTTGTGATTCTATAAATAAACAGATTGCCAGTCTGAAGGACGATGACGCAAGCTTGCCGTCCGACAGTGGAATGATAATAGAGGGTGAAGAATGAGAAATAGGCCATGTAGAGATGATTATCATATGGTTCAAGCCCTATGGATCAGGGTTAGGAGCCAAGACGAGTCTACACAGCATGGTTGCATTGTCATAGCGGAAGATGGGAAGCCATTATCGCAAGGATACAATGGTTTTCCAAAAGATTGCGACGACGAGAAGATGCCACAAACCAGACCCGACAAATATTATATCGTCTTGCATTCTGAAGAGAACGCGATTCTGAATTGCGATGTGTCCATGAAAGGTGCTACTGCGTACATTACAGGCCCACCATGTGCGCATTGTTGGTCACAACTAATACAGAAAGATATCGCAAGAGTTGTGTTCGGCCCAGTCAGATCGACGCACAAAGATAGTCAACACCTAGAGGATAGTGAACTTCAAAATCGTTTAATAGATTTGCTTCTAGAAGGACGAGATATAGATGTTGTGGAATGGATTCCAGAAGATGTTGATTTGTTATGGGATGAATTGGACGAATTAAAGCAGTTGATCCAGCTATCACATATGAGAAGAAGGGGGATTACTCGCCGATGAATATAGAACACTATACCCCATCGGGGTTTGCACTTGATATATTCAAAGATAGATATGCGATTCATGAAAACGAGACTTTTAGCGATGCTTGCCGTAGAGTAGCTAATCATATCGCCAGCGCCGAATTCGGAAAGAAGAGGGATGAATATGCTGCCAGATTTTATGATATTCTTGTTACCAATCGTTTTTCTTGTGGGGGAAGAATTTGGAGAGGATCAGGAAGACCAAGAGGACAACTCCTAAATTGCTTTGCTATACCCTGCGAAGATAGCAGAGAAGGATGGGGAGACCTTCTTAGGTCAGTTTTGATCATCTCTGGAATGGGTGGCGGCGTGGGTGTTAACTTCTCCCATGTCAGGCCAAGAGGAACCCCAATCCGTGGGACTGGTGGCGAGAGCACAGGATCTGTTTCTATTATGAAGATGGTAAATGCAATGTGCGAAGAATTGAGAGAAGGCGGCGGACGAAGATCGGCGCTTTTGTTCTGTCTCAATTACGACCATCCAGATATTCCGGAATTCCTGTCTGTTAAGTTAGACGAGAAACAACTTAACAATGCAAATATATCTGTTTGCATAGATGATCAGTTCATAAAATTGCTCGACGCAGAAGAGGATGTAATTTTCAGATGGAAAGGCGAAGAGCGAGGACGAATGCCAGCAAGGGAACTATGGAACAAGATTGTTACGAACGCTTGGGAAAGTGGAGATCCGGGCTTGTTGAACATTGGGCTAGCGAACAATATGAATACAGCTTATTACGCTGGCGAAGTAGTCACTACCAATCCTTGTGGCGAAGTTTGGCTTATGTCTTATGACTGTTGTTGTCTTGGTGCAATCAATCTCGCTTCACACATCGTTGGCGGCAAAATGGACTGGGACTTACTAGAAGAAACTGTCGCCATCAGTGTCCGATTCTTAGATGACGTAATAGATCAAAACCATTATCCTTTGCCAATCATCAGAGAGACATGTCAAAACCACAGAAGAATCGGTCTTGGAGTGATGGGCTTACATGACATGCTTCTTCAGATGAGGTTTAAATATGACACAGATGGCGCAAGAAGTATGGTGGAAGAAGTCATGGATTTCATCAAGAAAAGAGCATATGACACAAGCATTATGATAGCGGTCGAGAAGGGGCCGTTTCATTCATTCGACCCAGAGAAACATATTCAAAGCGGATTCGCCAAAAAGCATTTGACGAAGAGCTTGAGAAGAAGAATTAAAGAACATGGGATCAGGAACTGTGCATTATTAACGATTGCCCCGACAGGAACAACATCGATTGTGGCAGGGTGTTCGTCTGGCATAGAGCCGATTTTTCAATGTGTCTACAAACGCAGTTTCAACAAACATGCCAACCAACATTCGCCAGAGAGAGAAAGTAGTAGCGAGATAGTTATCCATCCGTTAGTTAAGAAGTTTTTGCAGGAAGGCAAATCAGTAGATCACTTCCAAACAGCGCATGAAATAGCCCCATATGATCACTTGGCAATGCAAGCGATCTGTCAGCGACACATAGACAACTCCATCTCAAAGACGATTAATCTACCAAACAATTATGATCTAGAAGAGTTATCGGACGTCATGAGGGAGTTCATTGATGAAGTTAAGGGCATAACTCTTTATAGGGACGGGAGTAAGGGTGAGTCTCCTATGACTCCCGTTGAAATCGAAGAGGCCAAAAAATATCTTTCCAGCATAGAATCTACATCGTCCGTTAATGATTGTCCTAAAGGATCTTGCGAAATTTAGTAGAAAAAAGCTATGCTGAATGATATAATATAGTGCCAAAAAGAAGGGGGTAGTACATGTCTAAGAATCCTCAGATAAGTCCGGAGATCGAGGAAGTAATCAGACTATTGAGAAGCGGCAAGACCAGAGAAGAGATTGCTGACGCCATGGATGTGTCTGTCTGGAAAGCCAGAAAGATGATCACTCAGGCGAAAACAATTCTCGAAGGTATTCCTCGTGTGGGCATCGATCCGTCAGATCCGCTGTTTAGATCTGAAGTTATTAGAAAAATCAGGAAATCGGTTACGCCAGAGCAACTGGCAAAGGATATGTCTGCTCAATTGAGCGATATTGAAAATGTGCTAAAAGATCTAGAAGAGCACGGATATATTATTGAGAGGAAAGGCTCGTACATTCAGCTTGGAAAATCTGTCCAACATGGTGCGGATGGCGTTATTCTGGATAACCAGTTTTATGGCGAACCAATCAAGTTTGGCGTTGTAACAGATATGCATCTTGGGAACAAGAATGCTAGACTCGACGTTTTGAAGGCGGCTTACGACACGTTTGCAGAGAGAGGTGTTAATACAGTTTTCTGTGCTGGTAATTATGTCGACGGCGAGTTCAGGTTTAATCGACACGAGTTGCTGGTACACGGAATCTCTGATCAATGCCAGTACGCAATCGATAATTGGCCGCAAAGAGACGGTATTGTCACTTACTATGTCGACGGCGATGATCATGAAGGATGGTGGCAACAGAGGGAAGGTCTTGAGTTTGGAAGATACTTACAACTCGAAGCACAAGCCCAAGGCAGAGAAGATTTGCAATACATGGGGTACATGGAAGCAGATATCGAAATCAAGGCACCCAAAGGTTCATGTGTTATTAAAACCATGCATCCCGGAGGTGGATCTTCCTATGCAGTATCTTATGCCAGCCAGAAAATAGTCGAATCGCTCCAAGGCGGCGAAAAACCAGCGGTGATTCTGGCGGGGCATTACCACAAGTTTGATTATTGCTATCCTAGAAACGTCCATGTCGTTCAGTGCGGCTGCGTGTGTGACCAAACTAGATTCATGAGGAAAAAGAAAATTGAAGCACACGTTGGTTTTGTTATCTGTACGCTTCAACAAGACATCGCTGGTGGCGTAGCAAGATTCATTCCAGAGTTTTTCCCGTTCTATGATCGTGGATATTATTTCAAGAGAGACGAAGTGGTCAGCAGACTCAAAGGTGGGTGATGGATCGTTTCGACATAATCACTTATTGTTCATCCGATTGTATTGATCTTCTGGATCAGACAATTTATAGTTGGCTATTTTGTAGCGGCGCAAATAAAGTACATATCTATACCGACCATCTCTGGGAAGACTGTCGCATAGATAAGAGCGCAATGGTGTATCGCATATTCGAGCCGACCAAAGATGTCGCAGAGCACTACGCCAGAAAAGCAAAAGCTCTTTTGTACCACATGGAAAATACTCACCAGAAAAATACAGGATTATTGCTTCTGGATATAGATTGTCTAGTTGTCAGAAACATTGAATGGCTCAATTGGTGCGTAGGGGACATTGGCGTTACAGTGTATCCGAATATAAAACAAGAGCATAAGCTGAACAATATTAGTGCTGGATTTCTATTCTTGAGAAACTTACCAAAAACCATAGAATTCGTCAGGGAATGGAATAGATTACAAGAAGATCTCGCTGGCCCAGATAAACCGTCAGCAGATCAAGCTTCTTTGTCTGAATGTGCGAAAAGGTTGGATACGAAATTCCACATTACCGGACTCCCGATGGAGCATTGTAATTCGCATCCGAACACTAGCTCTGTAGGTGAAATCAAGTTGTGGTTAAAACGAGTAGAAGAAAATAACCCATCCATTATCCACTTTGCATTTGGACTGTGGAAACGAAAGGGCATGATGAAACACGTTAGAGAGCTTTGTAGTGGGTAAAAAAATAGAACAAACATTTGCGTGGAGTGAATCAAGAGTCAAGTTGCTCAGAGAGTGTATGTGGAAATATCATCTTACTTACCACATCGCTTGGGAGGGTTGGCTCAAGAATGCTAGACAAGAAAAGAGACAGGCGTACACGCTCAAGAATATGACCAACTTCCCAATGTGGGTAGGATCAATAGTCCATGATATTATAGAAGAGACTATCCAACACCTTCGTAAAAATGGAGATTTCATTCCGTTAGAAGATGCGCAAAGCGAAGCTGTGCAGAGAATGCGTCGGGGCTGGCTCGATTCTATGAGAAAGAGATGGGAGCATAGTCCGAAGAACTATATCAATCTAGAAGAGCATTACTACCAAACACTCCAGCACGACAGCGAGACGTATTCAAAATCTATGCTTGAGAAGAAACACAAGGTTATGTCGTGTGTCAAAGCCTTTTACGATTGTCCACTATACGATGTAATGAAAAGATTGAAACCAGATGACTGGTTATCTATAGAAGAGTTCCAGAAATTCAAGCTGAATACTGGCCAAGAAGTAACGGTAAAGATAGACTGTGGGTTCCGCTATGGCGGGAAAGTTTATCTAATAGATTGGAAAACCGGAAGAGTCAGCGATAGTGTCATAGATCAGCTTGTGACATATGCAATGTATGCTCTTAAACAGGGATGGGCGAAGAAGCCAGAAGATATAATCATCGTTCCCGTCTATCTCGCGTTTCTGAACGAAATGGGATCCGATGCGATGCCGAAGCTCAATGTCACCATGCCAATGATGAAACGGCAAGCAGAAATAATTCGCCAAGAATATCCAATTCTTGAAGAGGCACATTGCAAAAAAGATGATTCAGATTTTTTCGAGAAGACAGACGACGAATACAGATGTAAGAGATGTCACTTCCGAGCAATGTGCTCTGGTGCCGAAACGGAGATAGAAGATGGAGTCACCCCATTCTGAGGTGGTGTTGTATTTTGATGGCGGAATTCGTCAGGGGAAGATGGCGTTAGGCTATTTGGCTGTTGACCCAGAAGACGAAGAAAAAGTCTTTTTCCAAGGATCAAGAATGTGCGGCGAAGGCACATCCAACATTTCCGAATACAAAGCGTTAATATCTGGATTGAGACATTGTATCAGGAATAAAGTTCGGGTCGTGCATATCGTTGGTGACTCACAGCTTGTCATCAAGCAAGTTATGCAGGTATTCAAAGTGAATAAGCCAGAACTTAGAGAGCATCGCAACCAGATTCTTGGCCTATTGTCGCAATTTGATGACTATAGCATCAAGTGGGTTCCTCGCGCAGAGAACAAAAGGGCCGACGCTCTAGTCAATAAAGTGTTTAAGCGGAGACTGGAAAAATGCAATACAAAAAAAGCCAAACGAGAACGACGAAAACAATTAAGGCGGCAGTCACAGCGGCGGTCATCGCGTTAGCGACGTTGTCTCTTAATTGTGTTTCACCAGAAGCAATGAAGGCACAGCTTGGCAGCGTCACGACTAGGCTGGATAGCCTTGAGAAAGTGGCAGATGATCTAACAATCAAGTTCGATAAGAAGATTCAGGCAGAGACTATCAACTACGGAGGTGGTGGCTGGATAGTTCTTGGGGCTTGTTTAATAATCATCATATTTTTGTCGGCGTTCGGGATCACACTATACCTGTTAGTCAAGAAAACGAACCTACTGAAGCTCGTAACTTGTGCTGTATCAAAGACTTCCGACCATACCCGTCGTGCTGTTAAAGAGCAAGTCGAAAAAGAGGTTAGGAATGGCGGGTCATTCAAGCCGAGGCATCAGGTAGAGCTAGCTGATTTTGCGAAAAAATGTGGAACTTTTGCAGAAAATGTTGACCCATGATGATATAATAGAGTGGAGGTAACATGCCTACATATGATTATAAGTGTGAAGAATGCGGGCATGAATTCGAGGCTTTCCATGGTATGACAGCAGAGCCTTTGAAGGACTGTCCAGAATGCAATAAACCAGCGCTTCAGAAACTGATTGGCGCTGGTGCTGCTGCAATTGTGAAGGGCACAACAACACCATGTCGCGGGGAACCAAAGAAGAAAGAGCTTGGCGACAGACTAGGCGAAGGGAAAAACAAAACAGAAGAGATACCTTGGTGGAGATCGAACAAAGACGGCAAAATCAGAAATGACATTTTGAAAAATCCCAAAAAGTACATAAGAACTGGAGAAACTTAAAATGGAAGAGAAGAAAGCAAAGATCGAGATATCACGACCAAAAGAAAGACAGCCGATGGGACTACAAGACCATGGCACAGTTGACATTGCCTGCGCAGACTGCGGAGAAATCTTAATGGAATTCCTCATCGTACAGACCAACGAGGAATTGTCGAAGAGGGGCCTAGATCCTATGTCGTGCAAAGTCATGGTAAGATGTGGCTTATGTAACGGTAAATCATATATTCAAGAGGTACATGGGCAGTTTTATCCCGGTACACCGAGCGATGAAATGTCTTTTGAGCCGACAGGCGAGAAGATTGATGGATGCGATTTTGTTTTTAAGGCATGGAAGTAATGAAAGTTACCTTAGTTGATATAAACGGTACTCCGCATTGTTATGATCGACCAGTAGAGAAAAGCCCGCTCAAAACAAGGAGTGTTGTTGCCAAACAGATTCATCCAGAAGAGCGGAATAGGGCTATGTACTGGGTTTTGGCTTCTAATGACGACGAGCTATTTAATCCCAATACGGTTGGTGCGGACATGAATAGGCAAGATAGGCCCGGTTATGTTCAAGCGAGATATGTGTATAATCTACGAAAATGTAGCGAAGAATGCTACTCATCATACGTCACGTATCTCCGCAGCAAGAACGCAACACACTTTATTGTAGCACAAAGGAGATTTTCGCATGGATTCTGAAAAGGCAGAGAGGCTTTTAGTTAATATGGAAGCACTGTTGTCTACGTCTAATGTCAACCTCGGTAGAAAATCAAAAAAGAGGGAAGAGTTCATCTCGTCTGCTCTTGAATTGATCAAAGATTTTGTTGCGCCAGAAAAAGGGCGAGTAACACAAGAACCAGAGAAGCCAAAGAAACCACCAATTCCTCCACAGAATATGAAGAATATTATGTGCGTCAGACCCAAGAAGAAAAACAGGCTCGCCAATAAGCATGGAGCCAGTATGACAGAGTCGGATGCTTTTCGAGCAGATGAAGAATTGGGATATTCACCTTTTAACAAGGAGAGTGATACAAATGAATGAGAATCTTGTAGAATTTCAGGTAGTAGCTTCAACGCCAAAAACGAGGTTTCTGGCATCATTGTCTGATGGTCGCACTGTCATCCAAGATGAAAGACCAAACGCCAAGAATGCATGGATTCGTCTGAAGAAATTCATCGAGACTAATCCCGGCTTATCAATCACTGGTTTGAGATTACAGGGGCCGGGCGGCAGAGAGTATCCAATGCCGCCGAATCAGAAAGGCTATTTCTTCGGCAAGAAAGCCAGAAAAACATTTCCGGGCGGACAAGCTACCTATGTCGGTGTTGGTTACTATGACGGGAATGTTGTCACGATTCAATGGCATAGAGAAAACTTCAGCGATTCATTTACCGAAGACAGGACAAGGCAAAAGGCTGGTTTCTTCTTGATCGAGAACCCGTAATGCCAAAAGAAGAAAAATCATACTCTTCTCCGACTACGCCGGGACTTATGGTCTTTTTCCGCGATTATGTTATAGAGCAAGTATGTCTAAACGTAAATCGGAAAATAGGCCCAAGGTTCTGGAAAGACGGTAAGTATTGGGCTCCTAAGTACAAGAGAGAGATCAGGGGAATGTCGAATCTCAAGAAGAGGTTCGGCAACTTTGATGATGTTCTTCTCAGGTCCGCCATAATAGATGTGGTCAAGGAGTTGAATATTAAATCATTGTCGGCTACCAAAACAATCAACAAAATAGAGCGTGCTGTAAAAAAGAAATACGAACAGAAGAAACAACACAGAGAGAATCTAGCCAGAGCAAAGCCAACCGTAGTTTCAATTGATGGATTTGAGAATTTTGCTTTTCCAGATTTGGGCGCAAAAAGTAAGCTTGCCAAGCTAAAGGAAATAGAAGAACGTGAAAAAGAAGATTGAGAACGAAAGTTTCGATCAGTTTCTAAAAAGACAATATGGCGAAGGCATTTTGACAAAAGCCGATGTCATAGCTCAAAAACCAAAGAACGTACTGAAAACATCATTGTCTTTAGACATTGCGCTCAGCGGCGGCATACCAGAAGGCAAAGTTGCTTTGATTTCCGGGAAACCGAAGGCCGGGAAAACATATCTATCTTTGGGGATACTAAACAATGCTATCAATGCTGGCAGAGAAGCATTCTATCTAAACATCGAGCGGCGATGCACGACAGAACAGGTTCAGCAGGTTTGCGGCGAGAATATCAATAAGTTGAAATGGATTGAATCTACAGCGCAGAGCATATTGACCGCAGAGGATTGGCTAACTATCTTGGAGAGGGCTCTCAAAGATCATCCCGGTGCTGTCGTAGTCGTTGATAGCTTGGCACAACTCTCCACCATGGTCGAGCAAAGCGAATCGCTTGGTGCCAATAAGGACATGGCTGGTACTCCGAAATTAACATCATCATTCTTTAGGCGAATGTCCGACATCATAGATATCAATAACAACATCCTAATCTTTATCTCTCACATGATAACGAATAGAGATCCAGCGTCTAGGAAGAAGTGGGTAGAGAAAGGCGGCGTTGGAATACAATACGCATGTTCAGTCTGGATTAACGCTACTTGGTTCGAGCTATGGAAGACGAACAAAGATACAAATGAGATAGACGGGCAAAATATTCATCTGAAGATTATCTGCTCGGCTCTCGGCAAGCCATATATCCCATGCGCCGTACCAATACGATATGGGGCGGGCGTTGATAATGCTATGGATGTTGCGGTTAATGCAGAGAATCTTGGACTGATTGAAAAAGCTGGAGCTTGGTATTCTATACCAATGTTCAAGTCGTCAGATGATGCGATACCAAAGTGGCAGGGGATGGCAAGTCTTTGCGGGTTCTTGAATGAGAACCCAGAGAAGCTGGAAGAACTTGAAGCAGAAGTGAGAAAAATTCTTTTGCCGGATGTGCAATATGGAAGTCAAACTGACAAGCGGCGGGACGACGAAGATAAGTCTAAGGGGAAAAAGACTAAAAAGTAGTGGTGGATCTAGATCGGAATTCCAGTATAGAGTTGGACAAGATCTACAAGAAAAGTATCCTTACGATTCTATCTTCGAAGAAATCTATATTCCGGGCGAGAATTTCGTTCTGGATTTTTTTATACCGTCACTAGGTCTAGTCGTGGAGTGTCACGGCGAACAGCACACGAAGCAAGTGAAATTTTTCCATCCAACGAAAAAAGCTTTTCACAATCAGTTAGACAGAGACAAGCGCAAGAGAGAGTGGTGCGATTTAAACGGGTTCAAATTAATCGAGATTTACGATGCTTAGTCAGGATTATGAAAATTACAAAACTCAGCTAGAGAAATGGGAAGCGTTTCTCGGCTTGCCGAAGTATGAGCCGGAACGGTCTGAGATAGAATCTATTTTACAGCTTAAGAATGAAGACCTTCAAGCGATATCTTCTATTCAGATTGCCGAATATGCTTTCATGCTATCTCAGTATGCGTTTTTCCTGCAACAGAAAACGAACGAATGTAAATCATTCTTGGATTGGGCAAGGGGCAATGAGAAAAGATTGACCAATATCGAAGACAAATCGAAGATGGCTAGTTGGGTTAAAGAAGTAAAAATGAGAGAATCTAGAGTTGCTTATTTAACCCGTCGAGTCGAGATGATGGTTCAATGCTTATCAAATCTCGGCAGAGTAAGATATCAGGAGAAAAACAATGAGTCCAATTGATAAACTTAGACATGGAATAGAACAGCAGGAATGGGGCTTGGTCTGCGAAGCATATATGGATTTGACCGGAGTTGACATTGAAGGTCCGGATATGAGCCCGGTTGATTTTGCTGTAGAAGATGTAATGTGCGTGATCGAAACAGCTTTGAAGAAGGCTTTTATGTCTGCCTCAGAGCCAGAAAAAAAGAAAAAGAAGACAAGAAAGAAGACCAAAAAGAAAACAAAGAAGAAGAAATCCCCAACAAGCGACGACGTGGGCGATGAGGTTGATGAAGATATAAAAATCTCATCCCAAAAAGCAAAAGCAAAGAAGAATTTGCATGGAACCAAGAAGGTGTTAATTACAGGAGACGATCTGTCTCCAACAGAGTTGAGAAGGAAAAAGGAATACAACGAAGAGCTTGCGGCAAAAGCCAAGAAGAAAAAAGTTTCGAGACCAAAACAAACTACATTCCGTGTGGAATGCAGCGATTGTGGAGACAAATTCGACTCTCCTTTCCCATCTAGAGACATTGGTCAGCAATGTAAACAATGTCTAAGAGGGAAAGTAGGCGATTCTAAGAAATAATATGGCCGAGAACAAGCTAGACAAAATAAAAGACTATGGGATGGAAAGATCTGTATTGTGCGGTATCGTGCAACACGGTGCAGATTTGCTCTTTGAAATCGAAGATATCCTCGATTCTCCGAAAGATTTTCATCTGTCAACCAATCAGGTTATCTATTCTATCCTCCGACATCTTGTTCATGAGAGGAACGCAAAGGATTTTGATGTCCCAAGCATTATGTCTGCTGCGGCGACATTATCCTACAATGATTTTGCCGGTAAGGGGCGAGAGAAAGAATATGTCGAGTCTCTTTTCGGCGCGGGTGCCCCATCCAAGGACAACTCGATAAAGATAGCTGCCTGTGTAAATAAGTTGGCAATAGCAAGGCGCGGATTCTCGTGCATGGCAAGCGTTGCGAACAAATTAGCCAGTATCACAGGAGAAGAGAAAATCGAAGATTTGATAGCTACCATAGAAGATCCGATTTTTGATTTCACTGGCAAGATCGTGGCGCAAGAAAATACAATGCAGCCGATAGCGGCAGACTTTGAAATCGCAATGAAAGAGTTAGCCGAAGATCCAAAAGATACGATAGGAATACCAACTGGATTCCCGAAATTCGACGCTGCGATAGGTGGCGGATTGCGAGAAAGCACTGTGAATGTGGTTGGTGCAAGACCAAAAGTGGGTAAATCTTTCTTGTGTTTGAATATGGCAGAGAGAATAGCTTCGAACGGAATACCCGTACTATATTTGGATACCGAATTGACTCAGCCTATGCAGAGAGCAAGATTGACTTCACTAATCTCGAAGATGGATTTAGAACAAATAGAATCAGGCCAATTCGCCACGATTCCAGAAGCAGCAGAAGCTATTATGTCTTGCAAAGATAAAATCAATAATCTACCAATCACACATTGTTCAATCGCTGGACAGTCTGTGCAGTCTGTTATTTCAATTGCCAGAAGATGGCTGGCCAAACACGTAGGCTTTAGAGACAATGGCAAAGCAAAGCCTTGTTTAATCATCTACGATTATATAAAACTCATGGACGCGAACGACCTGAAAAGCAATTTATCCGAATTCCAAATGTTGGGATTCTTGATGACTTCTCTCCACAACTTTGCTGTGCGATGGGGATTGCCAATTCTCGCGACCGTACAGTTGAACAGGGACGGAGTGGAAAAAGAGGGCGGTCATGTGATATCCGGTTCCGATAGGGTCTTGTGGTTATGTTCGAGCTTTACAATACTGAAGTACAAAACAACAGAGGAACTAAACGAAGATCCGCCAACCAATGGAATCAAGAAACTAATCGTAACTGACACGAGATTCGGGCCGGGAATGCCGCAGGGAGAATACATCAATGTCATAGATAATCTACAGAAAGCAGAGTTCTTAGAGGGCAAGACTTTTAGTCAAGCTATAGACAGCGGCTTTAAACAGAATAAGAAGAAATGAAAAAGTTCACACGACAAGAAGTTCAATTTGTACAAGAGCGAGCGTCAGAGCGTATCGACGAGATCTTCGATGCGCTCGGCATCGATTACCGTGAACGAAACGACTATATACAGTGTGCGTGTCCAGTCCACGAGGGAGATAATCCAAGATCGTTGTACTGGGCCATACAGAGTTCTCACTGGAAATGTATGACCAAACATTGTGAACAAGAACAGATAACCGGCCCATCCAATAGCGTATTCGGGCTTGTCAGAGGAACAATGTCACAAAAGACTGGACATCAATGGGGATTCCAGAGGGCTGTTGCATTCGTCGCCAAAGTATTGAATCTACAATTATCCCAAATGGACGACGAAACCGAAGCAGATATTGAAATCAATAAGGCAATTAAAGAACACAAGAAGAGACAGCAAAACAAATACGACAAAGAGGAAACGCTTCTTGTGGATGTTTTGCCAATGTTGCAGCCGGATGATGTATATTATCCGAGTCGCGGTATATCAAAAGAGACTATTGACAGATATCATATATCGTTTTGTGGGCAAAAAGGAAAGCCGTTCTTCCAGAGAGCGTTCTTCCCGGTGCTAGACGAAACAGGTAGGGTCGTGGCAGGCTGGTCTGGTCGTAGCGTTTGGGAACAATGCTCTGAATGTCAAATGTATCATGGGCCAATGATGTACTGCCCAGACGACACAAAGCGTGGCATTTATGTGAAATGGAAGCACTCAAAGGGATTCAGATCAGAACAACATTTATACAATTATTGGTATGCCAAGCCATTCATAGCAAAATTCGGTTCTGCGATTGTTTGTGAAAGTCCCGGCAATTGTTGGGCACTGGATGCTGCTGGAATCAAAAATAGCGTTGCTATGTTTGGTTTGAGTATGTCAAATACTCAACGCCAGTTGCTACAAAAAGCTGGTGCTTTAACGCTTGTATTCGTTCTGGATAACGACGAGCCGGGTAAACAAGCAATTGAGAGATTAAGCAAAGATTTCGGGTACTATTTCCGGTTGTTCTTTATCACGCCGGAAGATGTCAATGACGTAGGCGACATGGTCCCTGAAGAAATAAATAACCAGATTGGATCTATACTTAAAACCGTTTCTAGGGAAAGTCTTTTAAGAGATTAAGGAGTCTTTATGGCCAAGAAGTATGAGATTAAAGATTCAGGACAGCGACAGGATTTCACCACTGGTGCTGTTAGAGATACACAAGAAGGTAAACCTAGATTTGATCTTATCCCTCCAACGGCGCTTTATAGGGTTGCTATGCATTACGGCAACGGTTCCAAGAAATATAATCCATGGAACTGGGCGCAAGGCATGGAATTCAGCCGATTCTTCTCTAGCATGTTCAGACATATGATGCAATTTGCGCTTGGAGATAAAGACGAAGATCATCTTGCTGCTGTTGTGTTCAACGCTATGTGCATCATGCATTTCCAAGACCTTGAGAACAAGCCTGAGCTTGATGATATGAGAGATAGAATTCCCCATATGGAAAATGTTGATGAGCTAATCGAAATTGTGAGAGAGATGTTCCACAAAGAAAAGCCGGAACAGCCTGAGACGAAACCACAAGAACAAGTCATGAATTTAGGCGGATTCTAAATGGACGTTAAGAAATGTAGCGCAAGCTCGATCAATACTTACTATCATTGCTCGTTCAAATTTATGCTCCAGCAGATGCTCTCCATGAAGTCTACGTCTGGCAAAGCTGCGCTACAAGGAAAGATAGTCCATCAAGTTCTTGAATGGATGGCCAAGCTCAAAAAGCGAGGCAAGACTCACATAGACTACAAGTGGTTATTAGAACGAGCATGGGATATGCACGTATCTGCAAATCCCGGCGTGGAAATACGACGAACTACTAGTCGTGGCGAAGCAGCGGATTTCAAGAAATGTCGGCTATGCCTTGAAGCTGTTCTCGCTGACGATTTCTACAATCCATATAAGCTCAAAGTAATCGATGTCGAAAAATGGTTCAGGATCGAGATGCCCGGAGAAGAATGGAAAGTCGGCGACGAACAATTCAGAGTAAGAGGATTCATCGACCTTGTTCACGAGATCAGCGAAGATACATTAGAAATCATCGACTGGAAGACTGGGAAACGAGAAGATTTCTATACAAGAAGGTTAATCGATGCAATCGAGTTAATGTCTCAGGTACAGTCCCGCCTTTACCACCTTGCAGGAACACAACTTTACGGCAAGTACAAAAACATTTTGATTACTTTCTACTACATGGAAGATGGTGGGCCAATAACGATCTCATTCAATTGCCAAGATATCGCCATGACAATCGCGGCTATCTGGAAATTTTTCAAAACAGCCAAGACGTCATTAGTTCTAAGAAACAGATCGTGGAAATGTAGAATGTGTCCTTTCAACAAGGAAGATGTTTGCCAAAAGGTTTGGAGCGATTTCGTCTGTTTCGGCTCTGATTATTTGCAAAACAAGTACGGCCAAGAGGAGAAAAAATAATGTCATACGTCCCACTACATGTGCATTCTCACTATTCGCTACTTGACGGTTTGCCATCTCCCCGCAAAATCGTAGAGAGAGCTAAAGAAATCGGTGCTCCAGCAATTGCCATTACAGATCATGGGAATATAGCGGCAATGGTTGATCATCATAAAGCTTGTAAGAAAGCAGGAATTAAGCCTATATCTGGCATAGAACTTTATATATGCCAGAACGACCCAAGCATTAAGACTAAAGAAAACGACAAGAGAAACCATTTAATAGTATTGGCAAAAAATGACGACGGAATCAAAGAGCTTATGGCTTTAGTCAGCGCGACTAATCGACCAGATTGGTTTTACAGAAAACCACGAATAGATCTTGAAAACTTAGCCCAATATGCTGCTGCTGGAAACTTATTGTGTCTATCTGCATGCATAGCGGGTGAATTACCGATGTCTTTGTTTACAGATTTTAGAGAAGCTTGTCTGGTTGGTTGCCAGACAGAGAATATAGCGAAGGTGAAAGAGCTTCTTGTTCCAAATTGGCAAGATGTCGCTGCACAAATCATAGAGAAGCATCAAAAGATTTTTGGCAAAGAGAATTATTACCTAGAACTTCAAGAAGAAGGCATGACTATACAGAAGGTCGTTTTAGAATGTTTGAGACAGATGGCTAAAGATCTGGATGTGCAATCTGTTGCCACATTAGATTCCCATTATACGCATAAGAAAGATGCAGAAGATCATAGGATATTGTTATATAGTCAAATGCATACGACAGCAGAAGAACAGGACAGGCTTAAGAAAAGCGGTGGCGACATTATGGCATTTTTCTATCTAGATCAATTTCATATCTTCGACCAGAAAGAAATGGAAGAGCATTATGAGCCACACGAAATAGAAGCATCTCTAGAAATTGCCGATAAGATCAAAGTATCCAATTTGGCAAAGAAGCCAAGGTTGCCTAAATTCGTCAATGAAGACATGGGAAAAGACTCTCTGGGTTCAGACGAATATCTGAAGCAATTGTGCATAGAAGGGGCGAAGGTCAAACTCCGAGACAAATCTGATAGCGAAAAGAAGCAGTATTGGGAAAGACTCCAAAGGGAATTGACAGTTATTGAGGAAGCTGGCCTCGCAGATTATTTCCTCATCATGCAAGACGCCTGTAGATTCGTAGATGAAAATCATGGTCCCAGAGGAAAAGGGAGAGGTTCAGGCGCTGGTTCTCTTGTGAACTATTTGGTTGGAATTACCGGCATTGACCCGATAGAATATGGCTTGTACTTTGAGAGATTCTACAATGCATCAAGAAACATCCCTCCCCACTTTGATGTCGGGCATACAGATTTTATGACTTGGTACATGGAAAACATTCAGAACATTTCCAATAGGGACATGGACGAAGAGAGAAAAAGTCTAGCTATTACTTGTGCAAAGATGAAGAGAATTAAGAATCTAGACTTGCTTAAAGAAGAAGCAAGATGGATCGACGAACATAATCCTAAGATGTGGTTGTATTTTAATGATGCGAAAACTAGCGAAGAAAATCCGAGCAATTCTCATATAGCATACGCGATTGGTCTCACAAACGAGCTAGATGAATCAAAATCGACAACTAGACACGCTGGACGTGTGAGTCTGCCTGATATCGATGTCGACTTTGGTGTTGCATTCAGATCCAGCATCATGGAATACCTCAAAGAGAGATGGGGTGAAGATTATGTTGCTCAGATGATCACATTCAACAGGCTTCAAGGAAAAGCAGCACTGAAGGAAGTATTTAGGGCTCAACCCGAAACTGTCAAACATTTGATGAAGGTCAAGGCACAGAAAGAAGGGAAAGATCCCAACGAAGCTAGTATGAGCCCATTCGATTTATGTAACGAGATTACTAAACATATTCCTGACGAAGCAGCAATAGCAGATGAATTACAACAGCTTAGGAAAGAAAATGACGATCCAGATTATGGCATACTCAGATGGACGATAGACAACATCGAACAAGTCGCAGAAGCTTATGAGTGGTATAAGCCACTATTTGACCAAGCGATGCGAATTGAGGGGACCAATAAGGCTCAATCAAGACATGCCGCTGGCGTGGTAATCGCAGATGTCCCGATTAATCAGATAGCACCACTATCCTATGATGCGAAAGACAAGAGCAGGGTAGTCGGCTTCGAAATGTCGAATGCCGAATATGTTGGTGCTGTAAAGTTCGATTTCCTCGGCGTGGCAGCACTGGACAAACTGTGGTTTGGGCAGAATCTAATCAACGATGTCGGAGACGAGACTGTTCTGGATGAAGATTTCAAGGAAGAAGGCGATGGCTAAAATCACACAACACGATTTTGACTGGTCAGTAACGAATCGCAGAGTGGTGATGTTCATCCCCAACTTTAAGAGGAAGAATCTTCTTATTCCTACGCTCAAGAGATTCAAAACTACATTGCCAGACCAAGACTGGATCTTTCTGGTGGTAAATGACGGGCCTCACGAAGATCTGTCCGACCTCGCAGAATATAATCTAGCGTACTTTACGTTTGAGAGAGATCCTGCGGTCGAAAGAAATGGATGTATGATAAGGAACTATGTTCTCAAGAGACTCCAGTGCGAAGTTATGACAACGAGAGATCCTGAGATCTTTACCGAAGGCGAAGACCACATAGAGAGGGTGGCTAAGATAAAAGATATAATCTACCGCCCGATCAGGATGGTCGAGCTTCAGGAGCCAGAGACGCCGAAGATTCTGGCCAATCCCACTGTCTCTGTCGAGCAACTTGGTCATCGTGCTATTCATACGCTTAGGAATCCTATGGAGCCTAGAGCTTTCCATGCAGGATTCGCCGCTCATGTGAAACGATTGATGGATATTGGCGGGTACGACGAAGATTTCGCAGACTATTACGGTTGGGAAGATATCGACATTCTGCACAGATTGGTTCAATCTGGTGCAGATATTTATGTGGATAATAAGGTAAGCACATATCATATCTGGCACATGAGAAGACAAAAGTTTCTAAAGACTGTCAGAGACAATGGGCTAGCTTTTGAATCCAAACGAAAGAAGAACGAGTTGGTGGCAAACGAAGGAAAGGAGTGGGGCAATGGATGATCCCGCAAAGGAAATTAAGACCGTTTTTTGCGATATAGACGGATGTATCTTCAAACATTTTGGTGGCAGGTGCAATATAAATGAGATCAACCCATCGGAAGATTTGTTGCCCGGAGTTAAAGAAGCGTTTTCGAAGTGGAGACATAGCGGGTATCGAATCGTTCTCACAACTGGCAGACCGCCAAGTTCGTTTGATATCACTAAACAACAACTGGAAGAATGCGGCTTATTCTATGACGATATCGTGATGGGCTTACCGCGAGGATCAAGAATTGTTATTAATGACAAGAAACCGGACGGACAACCAACAGCATCTGGTGTGAATATACCTAGAGATAGGGGGTTGGGGAGTGTTGACATCTAGATTGGCATTTGGGCCGATGAGTAGAGAAGTCATAGAGGCAGTCTTCAAGTATTCTGAAGACCATAAAAAGCAATTGATGTTAATTTGCTCTAGGAATCAGATTGATTATAATCAAGGATATGTATTTATGACAGACGATTATGCCGAATTTATCTATGTCATGAAGTCTAGATACAAGAACTCAGACGTCAAAATATGCAGAGACCATTGCGGCCCCGGCTTCGGTTCGAGAAGAAACACGATGGATTCTGTCAAGCGGACTATATTCAATGATATTTCTAACGGATTCGATTTGATACATTTGGACCTATGCCATATGGAAGTAGATTATGATACTAAAATAGAAAGAACCATCGAGTTGATTGAATTCGCCAAAAGCATTGAGCCAGATATGCTCTTCGAGATAGGAACAGATGAGAATGTTGGAGTTGCCGAGACAGACACGGAAAAGCTATCAAAAACTCTGGACAGGTTCCTTGAGCATTGCGATCCTGCATTCTATGTTGTTCAAACTGGCAGTCTGGTTAAGGGGATGGGCAATATCGGTAGATTCGACAAGGATGCGGTTTCCAAAACTGCACAATTGCTAAAATCAAAAAATATTAGGCTTAAAGAGCATAATGCAGATTATCTTAACAAACGACAAATAATGGAGAGAAGAGGGATAGTAGATGCCATCAATATCGCGCCACAACTTGGTGTCATACAAACTCAATGTATCATGTTATTGGCGTCTATCTATGGTGTAGATACGAGCGAATTCAGCCGACTTGTTGTTAACAGCGGGAATTGGTGCAAATGGATAGTTGAAGATGACTACCCAAACGCATTCGCAATTACGATGTTGGGTGGACACTATCATTATCAATCTAACGAATACAGAGAGATCATTCGTTCCCTACAGGGCTATACAGATGTTGAAAAGTGTATTATAGATACAATCTACAAAGTTATTCGTCATTACGCAATAAGTTTTGGAGAGCACTGTGATGATTACAGATAAACCGTGGGGCAGCGAAGAACTTCTTGAACTTAATGATCAATATTGTCTTAAGAGGCTCACAATGAAAGAGAATCACAGGTGTAGCCTTCAGTATCACGAGCACAAGACAGAAACGATATATGTCATTAGCGGCATATTGCGGATAATCTTGATAGATGAAGACAGCGATAAAGAAATGATATGTCGTCTCTATGCGGACGAAAGCATGACGATTCGCGCCGGAAGAACGCACAGAATGGAAGGCGCTACCGATTGCATCTACCTTGAAGCATCCACGCCAGAGATGGATGATGTCATCAGGATAGAGGATGATTACGAAAGGGAATGAAATGAGATACAAAGTCGTGATTCCAAGTGCTGGAGTCGGCTCAAGACTTGATGAACATTGCAACTTCATCAACAAGACACTGGTTCCCGTTGCCAACAGGCCGATCATATCATATATATTAGATAAGTTCGACCGAGATGTGGAGATCGTAATCGCTCTTGGATACAAGGGTGATCTAATCAAACAATTTTTGAAGTTAGCCTATCCTGAGAGAAAAATTACCTTTGTTGATGTCGATCCATACGAGGGACCAGATTCCGGTCTTGGCTATACCCTTTTGTCTTGCAAAGACGAATTACAGTGTCCATTTGTTTTCTTTCCAAACGATACGATAGTCAGCGAGCAGATCCCGTTGCCAGACCATAACTGGATGGGGTATGCCGATATGCGTGCTGGCAATGACTATAGATCAGTCACGCTGGACACTTGGGATCAGACTGTTGCGAAGGGCCTGAATGAGAAAGGCGTCCATCCAGAGAACAATGCGTACATCGGCATCTGTGGTGTTGCTGATTATAAAAAGTTTTGGAGCCTTATGGAAGACGGCAAGGATCGTGGATCTATACAGCGGGGAGAGTCGTATGCTTTGGAAGAGATGATGCAAGACAGCATAGTGGCCAAGAGGTTTACTTGGTTAGACACTGGGACTATCGAGGCTTTAGACTACGCTAGCGAACGACTTAAATCAGAAGATGATCCTGTGATACTTCCTAAAAAGAATGAGCACATCTGGTTTTGCAACAACAAGGTTATCAAGTTTTCCACAGACCAAAGGTTCATTGGTAGACGAGTATTAAGGTCTGGCGATTTGCAAGGTTATGTGCCGACTATCATTGATAGCACAGAAAACATGTATTGCTATGAGCTTGTAGATGGAGAAATCATGTCGAAAGCCGCATCGCCTACGATATTTAAGAAGCTACTGGGATGGCTTGAGAACTTATGGACAAAGAAAGCACACATAACTGGTTTTGAAGAAATGTGTCAGAGCTTTTACTTCGAAAAGACTATGGGTCGTGTTAACCAATATTTTAAGAGGTTTGACAGAAAGGATACAGCACAAACCATTAACGACATAAGAGTGCCGTCTCTTGGGAAAATACTTTCGAATCTAGATTGGGGTTACGTTCTAGATGGTAGTCCTGTAAGATTCCATGGCGATTTGCATTTCGAGAATATTCTGTATATCGCTTCAGAAGATAATTTCTGTCTGCTAGACTGGAGAGAGGAGTTCGCCGGATCTCTTGATGTTGGAGACATCTATTATGATTTCGCAAAACTACTACATGGATTCATTATTTCGCACGAGTTAATCAACAAAGACTTATATAACATCTCAGGAGAAGGAGATGTAGTCAAGTTTGATTTCCTTAGAAAACACAGTGCCCTTTGGTACGAAGAATATCTGAAAGATTATGTCGTATCTAGGGGCTATGATTGGAAGAAAGTGCAGATTCTTACGGCGTTGATTTTCTTGAATATATCTCCACTACATCATCAGCCATATGCCGACATGCTTTTCCATCTGGGCAAACTGCAACTTCACTTATTAATGGAGGATAGCAATGCCTAATTTGTGCGCAGTTTCACATCCAAGAAGTGGTACGCATTGGATTTTGAAGACTATCTATGATAATCTAAAATCGCCGTATGGTTGGTATTTCGAAATATTCGCCACTCACCATCTGGACATTAGCCTTGTTAGAAAAACGCGGCCTAACGCAAAAATTCTTAATCTCAGCAGGGATATACAGCCCGTTCTAATGTCTGTATTCCGAATGAGAGAAAGAAATGGGATATCCATTGAGTTTGACGACTTCTCAGAATTTCTGAGAACCAAATACAAGGATATGCCGAGAACCGACAAGAAGACCACGGAAATACTATGGCATGGCAGACCGAAACAAGAGAAGGCTGTAAGCTGGATCGGAAATCAAGATTTCACGCCGCCAGACTTATGGTTGGCGTCAAATAAATATTGGGGAGAACACGCAGATCATACCGTAACATACGAACAAATGCAGGAGAACGAAAACGATATCATACAGATTGCTCAACACATAACCGGATGGGCGAGAAAGGGAGAAGTATCTCACAAAGATACGGTCGGATGGAAACCCAAAAATAACGACCCATTTCCTGTCTTGCAGGAAGATCAAATATATCTGGACTCGTTTAGGCAAGAATTTATCAAATGGAAAGAGGCTACAAATGAATAATAGTCTGACGCATGCCGTCTCGCTTATGGATAAGAATCTAAAGCACGTCCTAGAGCTTGGTGTATTCAAGGGCGGAACAATTAGGCAATTAAGAAAATTGTTACCGGAGGAGTTTGAAATTTTTGGATTCGATTCGTTTGAGGGCATAGCAGAACCTTGGATAGATAAGTATGGAAAACAAGTGAAGCCAAAAGGTGCTATGTCGGCGAAAAACAAAATACCAGAAGTATCTGGAGTCAAATTATACAAGGGATGGTTTAGCGATACGCTCCCGCAATACATAGAGAGCGGTCAACCAATCGGTTTACTACACGTAGACTGTGACTTATATTCTTCAACGATAGAGTCTCTAAGATTGCTAAATCATCTTATAGTGCCGAATACAGTTATTGTTTTCGACGAATGGGTTTACAATCACGATAGCGCCTATGACGATCATGAACAGAAAGCATTCTTTGAATGGACAGAAGAGTTCGATAGATCGTGTAGGTTGGTCGATTTTAATGATACGTCTGAGTCCGGTGAAGAGCGAAAAATCGTCGTTGTAGAATAGGGGGTATCATGAGGACTGATTCTAATTTGCTTAAACACTTGGTTATTTTTAACAATCGCAAAATATGCGTAGAGATTGGGGTAAGAGGTGGCGGGACAACGAAAGAGTTGTGTGCTGCTGCTAAACAAACTGG